GCGGAACAAGTGGAGCATCGCGGCCGGCACGTTGACGGTGACGAAGGAAGATGACAGCACCACAGCGTGGACGGCGGCGGTTACTACGAATGCGGCGGCAGATCCTGTAACGGCCAGCGACCCGGCGTAAAACGTCGTGCCGACGACTGGACCAAAGTTTGCCGGTACCGGTGAGAATGACACCGGTATCGGCTTAACTGCGTGGACCTCTCCGGGGAGCGTCACAGCTGACGATGCCACGGACGCCACATGCAATGCTGGTGCGTCTTCAAACTATCTAAAGGCGCGAAACTTCGACTTCTCGTCTATTCCTGATGGTTCAACCATCAATGGAATATCGGTTGTTATCGAAGCATCTGAGCATTCAGGTGGAACAGAATCCCTAAATGCTCGACTGCAGAGCAACCTCGACCTTCTGATTGGATCGTCGAAAGCGTTAACAATATCCGGCACGGGCAAAGCAACCTATACGTATGGCGGCAGTGCCGACGTGTGGGGTGCCACGTTAACGACTGCAATTGTCAAAGATGCTAACTTCGGCGTAAGATTCTGGTTCACCACCGCACATGATGTGCGAGTAGATTATGTCACCATGGAAGTGACATATACGCCTGTCATTAATACTGGTGTATCTACTGAAACTGACACGGCTCTTGCGCTTGCTCCGATAAAGATTATCGCGACTGGCGTTGCCGCCGAGACGGATACAGCCCTTGCTTGTAACGTCTTTATAGACTCCATTCCTGGCTTTTGGCCGCCGCTCTGGTTCTATTGGGGTGGCACTGATGATCTGACGCTGCCGTATGGTATCGGCATTGAAACGGATTCTGCGTATGCCTTAGGTCGAATCAAAATTCGGCTGGCCGGGCAGGCAGATGAAACAGACCTCGGGCTTGCGCTTGGCCGTACCAAGATCCAAGCAATTGGATTTGGAAATACCACTGATAGTGCGCTGGGCCTTGCATACTTCAAGGCTCGAGCAACTGGTGCAGCTGACGAAACGGATTCTAGCTTCGCTCTAGCCCGTACCAAGATTCGAAGCATTGGGTTTGGTGCTTCGACAGAGACGGCTCTTGCTCTTTCGATGGGCTCGAATGAAACCATCGGAATGGCGGAGGAGACGGACTCTGCGTTCACGCTGGGAAAGATAAAGACTAAAGCATATAGCTTTGCAGCTGAAATAGATTCAAGCCTCGCACTCGGCCGCGTTAAGATTCTAGCTATTGGCTTTGGAACTTCGACAGGAACGGCACTTGCTCTCTCGGTGGCGCGAATCGAGGCCGTCGGGATAGCAACGGAGACGGATTCTGCCTTTACGCTGGCAAGGACCAAGACTAAGGCGTATAGTTTCGCGGCCGAGACGGACTCGAGCCTGGCGCTGGGACGAATCAAATTCCGCACCGTTGGACTGGCAACGTCAGTCAACGCTGCGCTAGCCCCTAGTGTCGGTGCTGGTAGCACCGTTGGTGGATTGTATCCGCCGCGAATGTTCTACTTCGGTACGCAGACTTCGATCGACATTTCGTATGGAATGGCGACGGAGACTGATCAGGCCTTTAGTAGGACTCTGACGAGATTCCGTGCGGTCGGTCTAGCGCAGTCGACGAATATTGCTGTTCAGTTGGGCTTTGGCGGAGGCGGATTCTACGTTCCGCTTCGCTTCAAGTACGGCATGGTTCCCGGCAACTTCATTTCTTATGGAGTTGCAATTGAAACGGATTCGGCACTGGCACTTTCCATCCCAGGAGAGCCGAAGCTAATCTCTGTTCGATGGGCGCAAGAAGTACCTATCGGATATTCGAGTGGTATCACGAAGGCGAAGCCTGTTGGCTTTGCTACGGAAGTTGATACTGCGCTGCCGCTTTCGACGGGATACGTACTGCCGATTGGTCTTGCGACGAGCGTCAATACGGCGCTGTCGCGGCCGTTCGGTATTGTGCCGGATATCGGTATTGCAACCGAAGTAGATACAGCATTCCAGCTGATCTACCGCAAGCTCGTCACAACGAAGTTCGCAGTCAGCCTTAACGAAGCGCTGGCGTTCAAGCAGACTACATTCATCTCCGTCGGTACAGCGACTGAGACGGATGTTGCACTATCTCGTCCGATTGGACAGCTGTACAACTACGGCCTCGCAGTTGAAATCGATGCGGCTCTTGCTCCTCGTTTGGCGAGGTTGCGGGAAGTTCAGATTGCAGTCGAACAGGCTCAGGCGGTCGCGGTTCCGCTCAGCCTTGTTCTCCAGGTTCGAGTCGCTACGGAAATTGACTCGTGCCCAGATCTTATCACCTACAAGAAACAGGGCATTGGGATGGCGCTTGGCGGGAACACCGCTAAAGCTCCCATGATTGTTTCTCGCACCGCTGTTGAAAGAGACACAGCGTTGTTCTTCCAGATCAAGAGGAATGGGGAAGTAGTCTTTCCTAAGTTTAGTGATACATCTGGAACGGGGAGAAGGATGTGGACAAGGTTTGTAGCGTAGCTAAGACTCTTACAGCTGAGCCTGTCGGAAAGTACGAGCTGACACTCGTTTCGCACGAGGGTGTGCCTTACGTCTTTCCGAACATTCGCGACCGCATTGTTGAAGCTATGCAGGAGCGGGAGTTCAGCGAATATGATGTGGATGAGTTGTATCGACGTCTGACGGTAGGGGAAGCGCAACTCTGGCTAATTGCCGAGAAAGGTGCTACCTTAGTGTTGGTAGGAATAACGCGAGTAATAAGATATCCGAATGTTAAGAGGCTGTGCGTGGACTGGATTGTTGGGAGTGACTTGGAAGGCTGCGCACTGATGTTGGACGTCGTGGCGAATTGGGCACGGCAGTTTGGTTGTTCAGAGATTGAAGCCAGCTGTCGAAAAGGGGTTACGAAAGCTATGCGGAAGCACGGCTTTTCCCATCAATATGATGTTATTGTGAAGGTTATTGGCGGGAGCACACACTGATGCTGATCGCATTGAAACGAAAGGGCCGGTGGGACGGAGCACGTTATGTGTTCGAGCCGCCGCACGTACATTTTAGGTATCGCGGGAGCGTCGCTCTTGCGAAAGGGGGTGGTGGTGGAACGACTCAGCAGTTTACTCCGACGGGTCCTTGGAGCCAGCAGACTCCTTACATTCAGGGCCTGTTTAGCGAAGCTTCGAACCTTTATAACCAAGGTGCTCCGCAGTATTATCCGGGCAGTACGGTCGCTGGGACGAACCCGAATCTAGCGCAGAGCCAAAGCAATATCTACGGTGCGACCAACCAGAATACTGGCGCGCTGCAGCAGGGTATGCAGACTGCTATGCAGGGTGCTCAGGGTGGAACGCTGGCCGGAGCGGTCGGACAGGGGCAGGTTATGCCCTATAATACGGCCGTAAATCAATTGCTTCAGTCATCGATGATGAATCCGACGCAGTCACTGGCAAGCAGCGCACTGCCGGCGTTCTACGGTGGCCTGGGTCAGGCCAGCCAGGGTGCTGCAGCCGTCTCCACGCCGCAGAACCAGTTCGGCCAGATGAACGCGAATCCAGCTCTAATGCAGAGCCTGTATTCCAATGGCATGAATCCCTATACGGGGGATATTGTCAATGCCGCGCTGCGTAGTCAGAACCAGCAGTTCTCGCAGAATGTTATGCCGGCGATTGCTTCGCAGGCGAACATGGCTGGACAGCTGGGCGGCACGCGGCAGGGCGTTGCAGAGGGAATTGCCGCCGGACAGCATCAGCTCGCACAGGGTGACGTGATTGCGCGGCTGTTCGGTCAGGCCTTCGACACGGGTTCGCAGGAGAGAATGAATGCGCTCGGTCTCGTATCGCAGGGACAGCAGGCTAATGCTGGCAACTCTCTCGCAGCTCAACAGCTCGCGGAACAGCAAAGGCAGGCGACGATGCAGTCTGGGCTCGGACAGGCCGGACTGGTGGGTGGTCTTCTTGGACAAGGACAGCAGCTTGGAAATCAAGCAGCTAACGCGGCCGGAAGCCTCTCAGGAAATATGATTGGAACGGGATCGGGGCAGAACCTGCAGTCGCAGGTGCAGAACCTTGCACTGCTGCCGGGATTGAATCAGGCGTCGAATGCAAACCTGGCCTTGGCGAATCAGACCGGCCTGCAGCAGCAGGGCATGGATCAGGCCAATACGGACGCGGCTGTCGAGCGGTGGTTCTACGAGCAGTATGCTCCAATGAACATGCTGACTCAGTATCAGAACTGGATCTCGGGTCCATATGGTGCGAGTGCTGACCCGTATGGTGGTGCGAGCAAGGCCGGGAATTACACTCCGTACTATCAAAATCAACCGTTGCCGATTGGAACGCAACAGCCTGCGTATCAGCAGCCAAGTGGTAATCCGTCGATGGATTATCTAAATCATATGATGCAGCAGAATCCGTTCCAAGCCATTCGATGGGGGTTCTAAGCCATGGTATTCGGAATCGATGATTTGATTGTCCTGTCGCTCATCAGCGCGGCCGGCACAATGGGCTCAGCTGCTCTGCAGGAAAATCCCACCAACAAGACGACCACTACGGCCGCTCCTGCTGGTGGTGCTCCACAGTCGCAGGCGCAAGACATCTTTACGATGGGCCAGCCTACGACTCCTCCGCAGGCCCTGCCGGCATTGCAGCCGCAGACTGATCCGACTGCAATGATGGGCATTGGAAGTATTCTGTCGCAGATGCCGATTCAGAATAGTCCAATGCCGAGTCAGATGCAGGCGACGCCATCCTTCAACTATATGGACAATATGCCGAAACCGACCGGCCCGTTGAATGTTCCATATAGCCCTAGCCCTGCTGCGACTGGCACGCCGCCGGCACCGCAGAAGGGTGGAGTGGGGGATGTCCTGTCAACCCTGGGTGCGAGCGCGGATATTCTTGCGAAGCTAGCGCCGATGCTGGGCTTTGGCCAGCCCGATAGATCTCGCGGAATTCATACCGCCGGTGCCGCTGGAGGTCAGGGCGGACAGCAAAGTGTCTTTGGCCTGCCGCAGAGGCAGACGCTGGCGCAAATTCTCGCGTCCCTTCCGAGGACTATGTAATGCCGAATATTGGAGAAGTGCTGGCACAGGAGGAAAAGAACGCCGCTCCCCAGCCAGAAATTGGACAGGCGTTGACGGGGCAAAGTCTGGTGCCAAATCAGCAGCAGACTGAGATGATGAAGAGTCCACAGTTTGCACAGATGAAACAGTGGATTCAGAAGCCCGAGAATCTGATGACGAGTCTTGTGTTCTTGGCCAGTCTTGCACAGAATAGGCGTCAGGGTCAGAGTCCTCTTGCTGCTCTTGGTGAGCGTGCTGTTGGTTCGCTGGCTTTTCGCCATGAGCTGGGACGTTCTCAGCGGGATGAGGTCAGGCTTCAGGAAGAAGAGGCACGGCGGCAGCAGGCCATTACTCAGCAGGGAGAGTATCAGCAGGGTCAGCTTGGCGTGGCAAGGGATCAAGTCGCGGCCACTCGTGAGAACACGATGGCTGATCGGACGGTGGCTGAGAATCAGATCCGCACGCAGCAGCAGATGAATACGCAGGACAATATGACCGACCTGCAGATTGCAGAGATGAATCGGAGGCTGGGAGAGTTCCAGTCTCAGATGTCTTTGCGGGCGTCGCAGACGAGAACGCCGTTTATCGGAGATGCGGAGCTAAAGGCAGCTACGGATATCATGACGGCAGCCAATGAAATGGGCAAGTCCATGGTTTTCCAAGAAGCTCTGTTGCAAGTTTTGCGTCCGAAGATGTTGCTCGATCCGAGCTATTCTGGACTTCTGACGATCATGGATGCTCCGCCGCCAGCGAATCCGGCCAATCCGGCCCCGATTCCTGCGACGGCGAAACCGAAGAATCGTCCGCAGCCTAAGTCGTTGCCGGCTGCAGAACAGCGTCGGGTCAACACGCAGCGTGAGGTTGAGACCGCACGTAAGGTTGGTGGCGTCCTGGGTGAACAGACGCGCCGTTTGGGTGAAACTCAGAACAGGCCGAAAGAGAAATTCTAATGGGTATCAATCCCGAAGAGTGGTTTGGTAAAACTGCACAAGACCCCAATCGTGTTCGTACGATGTGGGTTGATGTTAAAGACCCAGGACTAAGACAAGTCCTGGGAATTCCTGAAGGAGGAATGAGCTTACACGACTACCTCGGGATTCAACCCGATGCGGGACAGCCGAGCGAGCCCATCAATTCACCGGGATTCGTGTCCTCGGTGAAGCGTGGGACGTACAATACTGGCGCGAATATTATGAATGCCGGCCAGCTTGCATCGCAGGCGCTGAGCATTCCACAGTTCGCGGAGTACTTTAGCCGCAAGGCACAGGACTGGAAGGCCGCGGGTGAGAAATATCCACGGGCCGTGCCGGGCATCGAGAACATTCAGGATGCCGGAGACTTTGCGACCTGGGCGATTGAGACGCTTGGCGAACAGGTCCCCATGCTTGCGAGCATCGCCATCCCTGGCGGTGTCGCAGGACTAGGAGCACGGGCGCTCGGAGCTGGAGCCACGGCCGCAAAGGTCGCTGGCTACGGTACGGCCTTCGCGTCTGACGCGGCACAGATGACAGGTGAATCCGTCGAAATTGCACAGCAGAATAACGCGGATATCACTGATCTCAGGGTGATTGGAAGCGGCCTTGGAAAGGCCATGCTGGACTTCATCCCGTTCTGGACACTGGCAAAAACTACAGGTATCGCGAAGCCGTTTGAATCTGCAATAATTCGAAAGCTCAGTGAAGCGGGATATTTGAAGAGGGCGGCTGGAAATGCCGCGGTCTTGATTGCATCAGAAGTCCCTACGGAAACGATGCAGGAGATCATCAATGTCGAACTCGACAACTTCTTCACTGGATATGATGGTCCTATTACGGATGATCAAAAATCCCAGCTTTACAACGCGGCAGCGGGTGCGAGCCTTTTTGGCGTGTTTGGATTATATGCTCCAGCGAGAACTCCTCCGCCTCCCGGGATTACGGAAGTAGATGAGAATCTGCAGCAAGCGGAAACGCCAAAGCAGCTGACGTTCCAGCCTCCGACGGACTTCGAATTCAAGAATGTTCCGAGCGGCGCGGATCCGCAGGCTCCGAGCGGCTTTGACTTTCGTAATCTGTACGACAGTAAGACTGGTGCAATTAAGACGTCCGCAAATGATTATATGCGGATCGTCAAGGAGCAGATGCAGGTTAAATATGACCCGCTTTCAGACACGGTTGCTGCTCCGCCTTCCACAGCGAACTACACGACGATCATGCCGGGCTGGCAGCAGCGCGGAGATGCGTGGTATTTGGACGCGCCGACGAACAATGTGGATGCAGGCAAGGCCCAGATCATGGCGACGCCGCAAGGCTTCGAAGCCTTCGATGTCTATGGGAACCAGTTAGGAGTGTATCCAGATTTGGGAACGGCGCAGCAGGGTGCTACGGCCGCGGTGTATGCGAAGTCCCAGAGCTACGTGTTTGATGAATATGGGATGCACGTCGCGGCCCAGCCGGATGGGCACAGCCAGATGGCTATGAGCATCCCGCAGCCAGCGACTCCGATTGAACAGGCCGTGGTGCAGATCGAGCAGATTAAACCGAAGAAGCAGCCGAGTGGACTGAGAAATCCGGAAGGCGAAGCGGCCGTTTCTATGATCGTCAACGATGTTGACATGATGAAGCTGCTCGATGCAAGGAATGAATTTATCAACAATAAGGATAACTATCGCACCACGGATGGAGAGATGAAGAAGGCTGCGGCTAAGACGCTGGCCGCGATGGACGAGAGACTGGCGAGACTCGCGAACCTGAAAGGAGTTAACAATCCAAATGAAGGGGAGACTGTCAGCGTCGTTGGGCAGAAAATTGATGAGACTCTCGGGGAAATTACTAACGCCGCGCAAGCGACGAAAGAAGCTCCGAGCTATCCGAACTTAACTGTATTCGAGGCAAAGCAATATGATAGCTTGGCTGAGAAGGATATGTTCGATGGGCTTAGCACACGCGAGCAGGAAATCTTTGATCGTTTGGATGCTAAGAGAAGGACTGGTGTGGATCTCAACACGCGAGTGGGGATCTATGAGACGGTCCCTGCGGACCAAGCTGATCAATTCTCGGCTGAGGAAGCTACGCTTCTGAAGAAGGCGAGAAAGAATATTAGGTATTCAAAGGCGACTCGCGCCATCATGAAGATGCGAAATGTTCAGCCGGCCGTGCTGGGCCAGAGATTCGCCATCGAGAAGCCGGGCTGGCGAATCATTCCGAAGGAGAATCCCGAGAAGGTTCGAGCGATTAATGTCGAACAGAATGCCATCATCTTTCAGCGAGACTCTGGCTACGAGGCCGTGAAGCAGCATGAAGGTGTATCGTATTCGCTGGGATACTATTCGACGGCCGAGGAAGCCGCCGACGTAGCGACTGGCGTCATGCAGTCGCCTGTTGTAGCTGAGGCGTATAAGGCGGTGGAGAAGGTCTGGAGATCCTTCATGATTCGACCGAAGTTGGTAATTATGTCTGTGGCAGAAATTATGTCGTCAAAGGATATGACGCATGAGGAAAAGAGGATGCTGATTCGGTCGCGAGGAGTGTTTAGTGCTGGTAAGCCTGGAACTGTGTACATCAATATTGATGCACATAATCATCCGGCCGAAGCGGTGTCGACGCTAGTGCACGAAATGCTTGCGCACTTCGGACTGCGGGCCACGCTATCCACGGAGAATTGGGCGCGAGTGATGTGGGCCTACGCACAGTACAATCGCGAGGCGCTGAAGCAGATTGAACGTGAAGGCAAGTCTCCATCAGGATACAAGTACCGCAAGGAAGGAGAAACGGGGCTTGCCGACGTGTTCAGTGCAGATGAGGCAATTGCCTACATTGCGGAGAAGAAGTATTCGGGGAATGAGCTCGAGCCGTTTGAACAGAGCTTCTTGGATCGGGTCGTTACGACCGTGCGAGCTTGGATCAGGAATCTGATTCGAATCCTTCCCGATGCTTGGCAGGATGCGGCGCAGAAGGCCCTGCCCTTTAATGAGAAGGATGTGGTGAAGCTGCTGCGAGATACGGCGGCCGCACTTCGTAGCGAGCCTACGAGACCAATCAACACAATGCTTGGCAGGGGCAATGAGATCATGCCTGCCAAAGCCAGCGCTGCTGTGCTAGAGCGATCTGTTGACTCGTTTTCGTCGGTGTGGACTGCAAAAGCCGCGGGTCTATTCTTGCAGCCTCTGCAATTTGCTGAACGATATAACGTTCCAGGAGTAGCAGACTACATAAAGTTTGTTCAGCGATGGGCGGCTCGAAAGGCTTCATTGCAGAATGCTCCTGTTACGTTACTCGAGGACTGGCAGACCTACAATAAAACGAAATCCAACCGGCTGGCCGAAGCTCTGCTCAGCATCACGGCAGCAAGCGATAAGAAGATTAAGATGACCGGCGAAGGGCTTACTCAAGAGGAACGTGAGGCCATGCTGAAAGAGCATGGTATCGTTGATGAGCACGGCCTTCGAATCTACGCTCAGATTCGAGAGAGCTTCCGTTCTCTCCTCGACCAGCTTGAGAACGCGATCATTAAGCAGACTATCAGGAAGGAAGTCGACGACTCCGCGTACGCTGACAAACTTTACAAGGCCTATCTTTCCGACCGTACCGCTGCTGCTAACGGGAAAAATGAAAAGGCGTTCCAAGATATGCTCACGCAAGAGCTCAAGAACTTGGAGCTTGGTGGGCGGCTGCTCAAGGTACACGCCCAGATCAACGAGCTGCGTAAGCGGGATTACTTCCCGTATATGCGCTTCGGTCGTTATGCAATTTGGGTCCGAGCGAAGAATACTGTCGTCCTTGATGGCACCAAATACTACGGGCCACGAGACAACGCGAAAGGCCAGATGGTCCATTTCGAAACCTATGAAAGTTATAGGGATATGCAGGATGCGCTGAAGTCCTTCCCGAAGGAATACGACCAGAAGAACTTCGACATCGGCACGGGGCTGGTGTCGGATCAGGAGTTCACATTCCTAGGAATGCCGCCTGCTCTGTACGAGGTGTTGCAAGAGCACTTGGATTTGACTGAAGCGCAGAAGGAGCTTCTCAAGGAGATTTACTTCACTAAGTCTCCCGGCCAGAGATTCTTGAAGAGCATGGTCCACCGTAAGGGCCTGAAAGGCTTCTCGCAGGATGCAACGCGCGTATATGCAAGTTACTTCCTCAACGCGGCCGGGCATATTGCGCGTATCGAGAATGGCCAGGATATGGATGCTGCGCTCAGTGAAGTTCGCAAATATGCTGATGAAGCAGGCATAAATGCGGGAACTATTCGAGATTATTGGGGACAGCACTACAAATATATCATGAATCCCGAAAACGATTGGGCGGGGCTTCGTGCCGTAGGGTTCATGTGGTACCTTGGATTCAATGTTAAGTCCGCAATGGTCAACCTTACACAGGTACCGATGGTCGCCTTCCCGTATTTGAGTGCACGCTTTAATGAGGCGAAAGCTTTGGCTGCACTGTCGAGCTCGTACAAAGAAGCTTTCAGGATCTTGCGCAGTAAGGATATCCCGAAGTCTGCGCTCGAGAAATCGATCCAGCGGGGCATTGAGGAAGGCTTCTTGGACGAAAGCCTTGCCACTGTACTTGCAGGTTTTAGTGAAAGTAGTGTACTGCAACGGATTGCTCCTGAGACGGATGCACAGAGGAGATTGAATCAGATCGCCTGGGCCGGGTCATGGATGTTTCGACACGTCGAATCTATCAACAGATATGTAACCTTTATAGCTGCGAGGAGACTTGCTCTGGAAGCGAACGGCGGGAACGAGGAGCAGGCATTCGCCGAGGCTAAAGAGGCCGTCCAGAGCGCGATGTTCGAGTATGCGAAGTGGAACAGAGCGCCCTTCGCACGCGGAAAAAAGAGCGTATTCTTCCTCTTCTGGAGCTATATGCAAGGATTGGCATACCTCATGGGAGGGGGCAAAGGAAAGAAAACGGCTCTTCGAGTCTGGGTCATGATGCTCCTCGCTGCCGGATACCAAGGAATTCCATTCGCGGACAACATCCTCGATCTGTTCGATTGGACTTCGCGGGAGCTCAAAGAAGCTCTTGGGTGGGAAGATCCATATACGGACGCCCGCACGGAGCTTCGTCGTGCGGCACAGAATATTACTGACAACCCAGAAATGCTCTTGCATGGTTGGAGTAAACATTACGGTCTCGGTCCTATGCACCTTTTGTCTTTGGCCGGAGTTCCAGTTCCAGAGGTAGATCTATCGGGCTCTCTTGGAGTTGGACGATGGTTACCTGGGACAGACAAACTGACAGCCACGGAACGTGATCCGGATAAGAAGTTCGGCAGAACTCTAGTAGATGTTCTAGGGCCTGTTGCGGGAGTTGGATATGGATTCTTCCGAGCCATGGTCGACCAGAATCCTGATACGTGGAAGGTTTGGGAACGTGCGATGCCATCGGCACTGAAAGCGGCAAGTCAAGCTGCGAGGAGAACTTCTGTTGGTGCAGAAGAGTTTCGAGGTGGTGGAGCCATTGCAACTTGGGATCCGAACAACCCCGAGGATCGTATGGGCTTGGCCCTGAATATGCTCGGCTTCCAGCAGACGAAAATAAGCGAAGCCTACGAAGTGATCGGAGCGAAGGAAAACTTGCGCAGATACTGGACCATGCGGCAAGCAATGGTGATGGAGAATTGGGCATTTGCTAAGCGCTCCCAAGATCCGGAGTTAATGGCGGATGCAAATCAGGCCAAGCTAGACTTCAATGAGGAAGTCCCGGACCCGATGCTGCGGCTGACAAGTGAGAAGATTCGTCGGTCGATGAAGGCTCGGCAGAAGAAGATAAATCAGAGGGAAATGGGACTACCGAGTGAGAAGGGGTATCGCCGGTTATACCAGGAGATTGATCAGATTTATGGGGTGCAACGATAAAGTGTCCTGAACCGTTGGAGAACTCGCGGACGCGTTCAGCGATGAGCGCGCCGCGAAGGGCACCTTCGAACTGATCGTGTGTCATGATGTGCATCATCTGTCTCCAAAGCTCGACCTTGGAAATCTTGCGATGCCGCTCAACGAGTTTGATCAACGCTGCCAAATAATGAACTTCCCTGTTGTCGGCGAGGGCCGAGAACACTCGTGCGAAACTTGGTTCCAATGAGGTGATAAGCTCATGTCCTCTAGCGAGATCGCTTGGATGAATAACCATATCGTCCCGTTCAGCGGCCGAAATGACCATCGCAAGCTTATGAATGTGGGTTTGTTTCCGGGCGATGTATCCCCCATACAACTCAAGGTTCAGATTCTGGGGCGCGTGCTTCCAGTGCCGTGCGTACCAATCCTTGCCCCACTCAATGGCGTCATTCGTCAGTACGAACTCGCCCGCCAGCGCGGATATTTTACGCAGATCGTTGACCAGTTTGAGGCGATCGCTAGCGTATTGGTTGCCAAGGGAATCCATCTCGAGCTTAGGATATGCGATCAGCGCACGCTTCTCCTCCCCGTAGACGAATACGGTTCGGCTGGTGAAGCCGCCGCCGATAGCGTATTGGGGGAAGTTTTCTTGAATCCAAGCTGGAGTAGTACAACCAGCGAAGTTAAGCCATGGGTTCTGGATTTCCGTTGTGCCTTCTCCTTTAGTGCGCCTCTGCCACGGAACGGAGCGGCCGTCCCAGAGGTCGTTCAAGATATCGATCATCTCTCGATTCTTTGGGTCGAGAAAGGTGCCAAGTTCGCTTGCGACGATAGTCAACGCAGACATCTTATCAGCGATCTGGGGAACTACTTCTTCAGCTTCACGGAATGCATCAGTGACTGCTTGCCAAGTCGCAGATTCGGGGCCGAAATGCACCCCTTCTACCTGACGGAGGAGCCCCATCCCCACGTTTAACGTGGTGGACTTGGAGACGATTCCCGGCGGTGCGACAAAGACAACAAAGAAGTTGGGCTTCCACTTGAAGTAGCCCATGTCGATCCAGCACTTACCTCGAAGTGCGCCTGCGATTGTGGCAATCCCGGTCCAAAGATGAAAGACAAGTGGGGCTTCGAGATTATCAGTGTAATCTATGTAGCCGTTGATCCAGTTGTCGAAGTTTCTAGACACGAAACCTGCTCGGTTTATTTCAGATAACAGGCCGGTATTTCCCGTCGATTTTGCACTGGCCGTCCCAGGTCGTGCTGAGCATATCTCCCCATGAGATAAGTGAAGTCTTAAGTGTTACCGGAATTACGAGGGGTCGAGGGTAGGGAAGGGCCACTGCCATTGCGTCTTGCACCCTGGGCAAGTTAGCATAAAATGCATCTCGGTGAAGCTGGAAGAGAAATGAGTCGTGGACCTGCAAAAGGGGCACAACATCTGGAACTCTTTGCTTAATGTTCTGCATACCGCGATTGATGACAAGCGCCACAGTTGACTGTGGAATCCAAGCAAGGGCTTCTGGCAGCAAGTTGTCGAGGCGCTCGAACCAGATTTTGCGGAATCCAAGGATGTTGCGAGTGACTCGAGTGAGCATAAGATCTCGTTCAACCCGTTGATGCCACTCTCGAATCCATGGATGTTCTCGAAACCACCGGGTTTGAAATACTGTAACTTGCGACGTTGTAAGTCCAATCTTCTTTGCAATTCCACGCGGCTTTCCGTAGTAGTTGGTAGCGTGGACAAGCGACTTTGAAGTTTGTCGCATGTGTTTTGTAATTGAATCCACAGCGAAAGCGACTTTGGCATTCTCGGTATGAACATCGACGTCGTCCCTTGAGAATAGGTCCATGAGGATGGGATCTTGTGCTTCCCACGCTACGACTTGGGCGTCGGCCTGCTTGAGGTCGACCTCGCAGATAATGTGGTCCTTATCTGGAATGAACATCTTTCTAACGTTGGGTTTTTCCACTCTTATCTCCATAAGTCAGAATGGAATAAGCCTCGAAGATCGAGGTCACGGGGATTTGGATGATTTCGGTTGAGAAGAAATCAAGCTGAGAAGCTGGGAGGACGAGGCGTTCTCCACCAAGCTCCGCTGCTCCTTTGCGCTTCGCAGCAATTCCTCCAACAGCAAAGACATCGCCCTTTGAATTAAGTTCTCCTGTAACAAATGCATGATACGGAGGACGTCGTCCTGTGATGGCAAATGTAAGTTGCAGTCCAAGGAGAAGTCCGAGGCTTGGACCGACAATAGGGGCATGCGAAAGGGGGAGTCCGATTCGGACAAGGATATTTTTATTTCCAAGTGACGGGAACTTAATGCCCTCGTGGTCGCAGATTGTGTTGGCGAATCCGATTGATTCATTGATACTCTCCTCGATTGTATTATCAACAGGGCCGGAGATGTAGATGTCCCCGTCCCCTTTGCGTAGGACAATGGAGCATTGAACTCGAAACGGCAGGCCGTCGAGAAGGGCGATACCAGATAACATCAGTCATCAACTCGTGGAATGTTCTGCATGTTTGTACCGTAGCCGAAGGCATCTTCACTGGTGGACCAGCGGAATGTCTCCGGCCCGGCTACGTTGATCGAGCAACGGAACCGTGCATCGTCATCAAGCGGAGCGAGGGCGAAGGTAGAGTTATAAACTTGAAGAGATCTGTAGTCTACGATAGCTTGAAGTATGGGCTTGAATAGTGGATCGCAGACTTGAAGCCACTCTTCAACTGCTTCCTTATCCGCAGTTAAGCGGCTCGTCTTTTTCTTCTTATCAGACTTATAAATGTGCGGTAATCCAAGGACACCATAGCAGAAGGAGTGGACCTGCTTCGGGGACGAGGGTTCAAGTTCCACTCCTGTGAGGAGCTTAATCAGATCCAGCTGTTCCTTCAGCATTCCACACAACTTATAGTGCAGCTCCATCTTATAATCTTGGTCAACCCTAACTCCGCGGAGCATCATATCAAATGCAATCTCCGCGGTGTCCATCTGGAATTTTAATTGGTCTTCGAGGCAAAAAGTTTTGATTGTATGATCGAGGTGACCATTAGCCTCAAAGGTACCAACCGCGTCTTTGCAGTTATATTCCCAGAGCTGTGACTCACCGATGGCTGGATCCCAATCCTTTGATTCGTCTTTCCAGTACGAATAAAAATGATTGTAGATTGAACATATGAAATCAAGTCCCTTTGATACTCCGGGAAATGCAAGGTGATGCTTGACCATGGTGTCATGTGAAAGGTTCGAACGGAACCCCCATCTCCGAGCGATGTACTGCCGATCATATAAGTAGTTCTGCCCTATGACTTCGCAATTACGATGCGTTAGTATTTTGTAGAGGAACCAGACGATCCTGCATTCCTCTTCGACGGACCAATAAGGTCCGGTCATTGTCATGAATGGGATGCAAAGCGCACGAGAACTGCTGTCAGCAAGCCCGATGCAAGCAATGTGGCGACCACGTGTTTCCAGGTCGACAGCGAGTGGTAGTCTGCGATTATCAAGCTCATGAATAAGTCCATTGAGAAAAGACAGGACACTACTATAAGAAGGACGAAGAAGAAACTCATACTCAGGCACCTTTAGTCCAGTGTTGAGCCACTCCTTGGCACGCTTAAGATCCTGAACGGCGATCCACCGCCATTCCCACGTCCGCAGAACCGCGGCCGGATGGTAGGTAGGAACGAGGGAAAGCTGTCGCGTCGAATTTAACTTGAGCTGAGAGCCCCGCCACTTCGTGATGCCCCAATGATCTGTCATGGCCCAAAGGGGAACGTTGCCCAGAGGGATGACGAGCTGGAGGTTTGGTAGCTCTGCTAGTGTTTCTTCGAGCTGACGGAGTCCTTCCAGTACTGGCGGTAGGACCCATTTTTTCTTGTACCACGTTGCGCCGACGGCTGCAGCTTCTTTCTTTGTCTCAGGCATCCATGCTGAGAAGTTGTTATCGGGCGGCCGTTCGTTGCATACATTGGCAATGAAGCATTGCTCTTCGTCGATCTGTGCTTCTCGAAGCATCTTCGACAGCTCTCGTCCTGAAGAGCCGACGAAGGGCAGGCCGGATCGCATTTCGTCCACGCCCGGTGCTTCGCCCAAAATTAAGACAGAAGCGTCCTTGCTCCCACGAACTATTTTTCTTACCACTTCGGCTTACTCCTGAGACAGCCGGGCCAACGAGGATTGAGAGACCGAGATCCAATGCGATGGGGAAACCACCATCCATCGCACTCACATTTCAACCTCCTGTTTCGCTTCTTGCGGGACATATTAAAAAGCCGGCCGGGAGATCAACGCACTACGCGTGAAGTGGGAGTGCAGCACTGCGTAGCTGGCTGCGCTGAGAGCTCCCGGACGGGGGGAAACCTAGAGGTCGGTCTGTTCCGTAATTCTGTGGACTCGCTCGACGATGTTCTCCAGTCGAACGACGAGGTCGATCATGCTGTTGCGAAGCACGGCACCGGGCTCGTACGAGGGCCGTGGAGAAGAAGGAATGTTGGCTTCCTCGGGACGAATGATCGGATTCAACTTGGCATAGAGATTTTCAAGCGCCTTGTCGAGGGTTTCGACTTGATGGTGTGCGGAGGCAACGACAGTCTGAAGGCTCGTAGATTCCTTCACAGGACAACTTGCCTTCGCTATCAACGATCCTTCCGCATACATATTCTTCATACCTTGAGGGTAGTTCACTTGATTTTCTCCAGTTGTTCCAATGCCATTGCATGATACTTGGGATTGATTTCCCAACCGAACGCGATAACCTTTTGCTCTACAGCTGCGGGAAATATGGGACCGTGTCCACAAAAGAGATCCGCGACTCTATCTCCTGGAAGGCATGATCGCTTGATGAGGTCAGCGAACAGGAGTGACGGCTTCCCGGCTGGGTGGGGAAGGTTGGTAGGCTGTGTGATTGGGATAACGTCTCTATAACCCGCAGTAACTTTCCTATCTCCCTTGCGAGCAAAAAGAATGGCATCATAGCAGGCTCTAAAGCCATACTCGATATTTCCAAATGAACCTGTGTTCCCTTTGTCCCATATGAGAGGTCGAGGCCACACCGTCCATCCCCCAAGTTCGAAAGCGACAAAGAGATCGTTGAAACGTCTGATGTCGCAGAAGACATAGACATGAGCATCCTCCTTACAGATCCGGTGCATTAAGGAGGGGAGGCGATCGAGAAGATCAGAGAAGTATTCGTCCGAATCGTCGTACTCGTGAGAGTGCGTATCGAAAGTTTCCTTCTTGTGGATGTCGATCCCATAGGGAGGATCTGTAACAATGCAATCAAAGAAGTTGTTGAATTCGGGACCAATGCTTAGGCATGAGTCCAAGAAAAGCTTGTGAGGGACAGAGTTCTCGTCGAAGTCGAGCTGCCGCTTGCGGCGCTCTTTGTCCTTCATTTCGTCGCGAAGGATCTTGCGAGCTTCCTTCTCGTCCTTCGCAGCAGCAATAAAGGGATCGTCTAGGAAGTCTGCGAGGATGACGGCGTTCGAGATTTCCGTGATCTGTATACCCTCGGCCTCTTCCCCACGGACTTCGCTGGCTGTGTCTTTGAAAGTCTGGACTTTCCCAATGGCCGCAGCTTGACCGGACCGAAGCTTATGAAGCTCAGACAAGGAACGAACTCGTTCTTGCCAGGTAAGATCACTACGGCGGATATTTTCTTCGAGTTCGGCTTGGAAAAGCTGGGCTTCAGATAGCTCCGAAGCAAGGACGTAAGGGGCTGTACTACCGTTGAAGGTAACTCCGTCATGATGTAGCTTTGTAGTTGAATCTTGTTCAAAGATTCGACGTAAAGCACGAGTTCGTCGTTCACCCGCGAGAAGGGTGCGGCCGTCGTTTCTGAGGACGATGGGCTGGAGGAGTCCAATGTCACGGATGGATTGGGTAAGTTCTTCGAGGGCCTTTTCATTGAACTCTCTCCGCTGACGGTTCTCTGGAACGACCAGTTCACTCAGGTTTATGAGCTTCATATTTTTCCAATGCGTTGAAGGTGTTGAGCCAGCCCCAGATTGAGATGGCATGAAGTGGATCGACGAAGGATAAGAGTTGCGCCACGCCATAGTGCTCTATGACATCGACGGGATCGAGACGATCTAACAGACGTTTATCTTGATCTGTCAGCATAATATGAGCCTGGGTCGCGGACCTCGCCAGGCCAAGGTAGGAGATTGCGCCGCGCTCGCCACATAATTTGAAAACAGGACTCCCTCTGTGCTTTTAGCTTCTGAGGGCGGCATCGCACCAGTCCCGCGTGTCAACTTAGAGCTTCCCGACCTTGCTCACGTTGGCGAACACTTCCCCTTCGTTCTTGCCGGGGTTGTGTTCGATCGCGATGATCGCCGCGCGGCCGGGCAACTGATCGAAGCTGAACGGCTTCGTATCGTCATTCAGACCGAGGGCTTCGCGAAGCTTGCCCAGCTGAATGTTCTTGCCCTTGCTCATGTCGAGCTTGCCGTTCGGTGTCAGGTCGAGCCAGACGGACTGACGAACCGTCGGATTGTCCAGGCCAGTGACCTGTTTGACGTTGGCATCGTCGATCTCATAGACGATGTCCGCGACCGTGGACTTCTCGCCGGGCCGGTCCTTCCGGTCCATCTGTCGGGCCTTGACTTCCTTGATGATGGCGGGGTATTCACCTTGCGGGACTGGCACGTACTTGGTGTCGTTTGCGCCGGTAACGGTTTCGCTGAGGAATGTATTGGGATCGAACATTGTCATGCTACCTTAGTGGTTGCGGTTGAGATGATGCCGCCTTGCTTCTTCCAATTCTCAATAATCGGAACGAAGGTCGGCGGCAGAGACTTCGCAATCGGAAGATTGCGAGTTTTGGGGTCCATTCCAGCTACGGAAGTAGACCACACAAACTTGTCCCCTTCGACTTGGCAGAAGATCATGTCTGAGAAGAATCTGCTGACGATTGGGGGGAGTTTCTGACCAAGTGCAGCCGGAAAGAGCTTGACTCCTCCAAGGACTTGATCAGTGTGTCGATCAACGTGGGCGATAAGAACAAAGTGAGAGCGCATACCGAGGGAAAGTCGATTGAGGAATTTCTCTTCTGTGTCAATTGCCACTCCCCAGTCCGGCTGGGTGCGGATGGGTTTCCCTCCAACTGCGAGATCGAGGAGCATGATATTGATCCCAGACAGGGAGTCGATGACGACGGCTCGGTCCGTTCCAAAGTTATCAATGGGTCCGTATTCTTTCCCAGTCCGCTGATCGACAAAGTTATTACAGACCTTAAGGACGTTGACGAATTGGGCGTATTCACGTTTGTTCATCCCTGCCATCTTCTGGAGGGCACCTGCGTCGAAGGTATTTACCTTTGTTGCGTTGTCGATCATTGCATCCCAAGATGGCTGTGAAGGAGGGATGTAATGCCAGTGCAGCTTTGAATCTGGCACGTCACCGAGAACTTCCATTCCCGGTTCGGTGAAGATGCAAAAGACTTCCAGCCCCGCATCGCAGAGCGTGCGAATGGAGTGTGTCTTCCCTGACCCTGGAGGGCCGATAAGTAGGACGTTAGTCCCTGGCATTGTCATGAGAGATGTCCTCTGTAATTTGCTGGGCGTTTTCGAATAGGGCAGTGACTTCGGCTTCGGATGGATGGAGGTCGAGGTTGAAGTCGATCTCGTGCTCGTGCTTCGTAATGAGGTTACGGACGTAGACGAGGCGGACGATCATGCGGTCCAGACGTTCCTTAGTGGTTTGCATGTGGATTCTCGGGCAGGTTATGGGCGATAACAGGGGCGGAGTTCAGCTCCATCAAATACAAGAAATCTCGAACGAGGGCTTCTGCTGGCCATCGAGATTTGTAATAGCGGAAATCTTGATAGAGCACAGGTGGGAGATAGGCAGATCCAGCCTCTGGCGGATGTTCGGGACAATGCACCGCTGTAGTAGCGTGTTGAATGCCCCGCGCAGAGATCGTTCTAGCCCAAACATTTCCACATGCCGGGCAGAAATAATGATATGATATGTCATGATCGGCCACTCCCGTGCCTAGGTATTCATCCCCGCAGAATACGTCGAAGGGAATCACGCTTTTATCCATTCCATGAATCTGACAGACAATACGATTCCGTAGCGAATGCTACCGATTAGCAGGCCTGCGAGAAAGCCTATGGCAAGTCCCGGCCACAGGATAGAAAGGCATAAAACTCCAAGCAGAGTTTTCATACGTAGCTCCACTTGTCATCGCAGTACATGACTGGGATGCCGAGTGATTGTGCGTGAGCAACTTCGTTATCCGCTCCCTTGGATTCTCCCGGCAGCCGCATCACCATGTCGCACATTTCGAGCAGCTTTAATGAGTAGTCGATCCAATAGCTGTAGTGCTGCGGAGATTGCAGGTGCCAGAGATGGCAGAGAAGCGGAAGGATGGGCATATTCCCACCGCGAATTAGCTTCTCTGCGAACTTGACGGAGCGCAAAACGTTCTGAGCCGGATCGCCCAATGTGTACGGCGATGCGATGTAGATGCGCTTCACACGCTCTCCTTCATTTCCCTGTCGATGGGATCCCAACGCTTGCGTTCGTACATTACGTCGATGTAATGTTCCGGCTGCGCAGCAGTGCACAGTGCATAGTAATTGCACAGGCCGTAGGTTGAGCAGGCCCCGTTTTCCTCACCTTGGTGAGGCCAGTATCCCTTGTACCACATGTCAAGCATTCGCTCGACGTCATAAAACAGACGGGTTTTCCATCGATCTATCATCCACTGCGGACGATGAGTGATTGCTTCTTGTGTATCGCATTTCGTCTTGAGGATTGCCATTCCTCTAAGGATGGCACCGACGACGTTATAGCCGAGGAGTTGAGCGCCCATGACATAGCCAGTGATCTGGCTTCGCAAATCCCACTGCTGGCGCCAATACTTCGAAAGGCTTCCGGTAGTCTTATCATCGAAGATGAATAGGGCTCCGTTGAAGTCGGCAAGCTGGTCGAACCGGCCGCTGAATAGAATGGGCTCATTCGTCACCGGATGGTGGAAGGGAAGCTCTAGAGCGAAGCTGAACTCGACCCGCGGGCCGTTCGGACCCATCGATGGTTTGATGTGATCCGTGGCCGGCGGGTAGCGAACCAGGTGTTCTATGTACGCCGCGATGGTCCGGTCAAGAGTTTTTGTTTCGCCTTCGTGGGGGTCGTGCGGCCCATATGATTTGATAAGCGCTTCAAGTCCGCTGGCGATGGCTTTATCATAGTCACCAGTAGTGTAATACTCTCGACGGAGACTTTCCAATGCCGCGGCGTAGGCCCCGCCTGCCGTAAGATGGACATTTATTTCCTCGCCTTTGGGCTGGATGCCCAAAATAGTTGAATTGAAAAACTTTTGAGGACACCGTGAGAAGTCCTCACGAATGCTGGACGAAATGACCCTGGGGAACTCCATAGATCCCCCTTAGATAAGGTCGTCGAGGTTGACGGGAGTCGACTTGGCTTTCGCCTTGGTAGGCTTTTCGAAGTTCGACAGCCGGTCAGCGATCATTTGCTTCACGGCCTGCGAGAGTTCCTCATAAGTGAACCCTTCACCGGCAAGCACGCGCTTGCGTAGATCGTTTAGTTCTTCTGGCTTAAGCATTTGCAATCTCCTCTTTGCAAAGTGGGGGGATTATAAAGGTTTGCCCCGGACAGGTCAATCGGGACGTTAGGTTCCGAACGAAGGGCCAGAGAGTGGAGGGTGGCCGTCATCGGACGGTTGATCCGCTGCCGCCCATTTGTACGCGCATTCCCGACACTCGTAACTCGCGTAGACATCGGTCGAGTCGCATTGGCTGCACCGCACTACCGCCGGTTGATCCGCTGTTGGCAGCGGTCGCATCTTCGCCAGAATCAAATCCGCCTCGGCTTGGATGAGTGCCGCCCGCAGGCGCTCGTTGTCCTCTCGAAGCCTTTCAATTGTTCTGGTCGCAGTCATCACCATGCCTCCAAGTTAAAGTTCGGATACTGGTTCATGATCGGCCGCGCGTCATCATAATCATACGCTCCCGGCTCCTTGGGATTCGGGATATATGTCCAGATAAAGGCGTTGACGTGAAGTTCATCGCGGCCGTAGAGAAAGATCTCTGACATATTGTAGAATCCACCACCCGGCTTCGTGTGGTTGTATGAGTCGGGCTGAGCGTGGATTGCGAGCGGCACGTCATTCTGGAACTGATCAAAATAGGGATAGAATCTGGTGAGAAGGGAGCTATTGTTCGGTAGGCAGTCCGGCCCCCACATCACATAAGAATTCAGACTCTTCGTTGCGTTAATGATTTCTGCGAGGATTGATCCGCTGTTGTTGTCACGAATGAAGTTCGAGCCAAACCAGAATCGAGTTGATGGAAAGATCGTGGCACAGGACTGAAGGATCTGAATCCATGCGTCCCGGAACGCGGCCGGAGAGTATGGAGGATAGAGTTTGCCGGCCGGGACTTGACCGTCGGCATCTGTTCCACACTCGGCGTCAGTGAATCCACCCATCGCAGTCTCCATGGAGGAGACGCCCCAGAAGGCAGGATGGGAGTTGAAATTCGTCGCGATAGCCTGCATCAGTGCAAGGTATCTTGTTATGACGTACGGTGCCCATATTGCAGCGTGAACGTCACCATCTGTCGCAGTCAACGTATAGGCATCGAGGTAGGCCGGAACACAAGATGCGAAGGTTTTGAAGGTCTTGTGTTCAACGAAGGGGACGAAGCGCATTCCTTGGGTTTGAGCCCAATTCAGATCGGAGAGAAGCTCCGTGAAGTTGTAGACTCCAAGAGAAGTTTCGAACTGCTTCCACTCATATCGTTTGAAGAAGCCGCGCGTTGCAGGTTCGATCATAGCCTGCATGTTGGACTGGCTTCGATTGTTCTTGAGCGGGAAGGAGTAGTGGCCGTGAATGTCTTTGCGCGAAGCAAGGGTTGTAGCAAAGGCGTCAGCTGACCAGGGCTCCGAGGGGTTGTTATTCCCATCGTAACCCTTGACGTTGTAGCGATAGGTGGCATTGGGTGGAAGCCCCGTGTCGCTGTAGGTGAGCTGAGTGGATGGGACGTTCTTGAGGAAGAGGCCGTTGCGGAACAGTCGGTATCCAGCGAGGCCGGTTGTTCTGGCATTGGCAACAACGGGGTCCGTGACGGCAGTCCACGCGAGATCGATTTGGTTGTTGGAAACGGCTGTGGCCGTGAGTGAAGCTGGAGCCGGAGGCGGAGTCACGTCAGCGTTCAGACAATTGAAGGTAATTGTCTTGTCCGCTGTAGTGTTACCATCACTGGCACGGAACGTCATGGTCGTGTTGCCGATGGCCGCGGGCGTGCCGGAAACCTGGTCAAGAGGATCGTTGAAGGAGGTGCCGGTGATTGGAGTGCCGGAGGTTTGGATGAAGGAGAGAACATTTCCTTCGGGATCATGACAAAAGTCATGAAGGGTTAGAGTGAATGGAACTCCGACTGTTAGTTCCTGCGTGGGAACATCATCCCACACCGGCCCGAGGTTGGGCGGGCCGGGAGGAGTGAAGTTGACGGTCATGCCGCGATCAGACATTAGAATGCTCCGAAAGCAAAGAGAATCAGCAAAAGAATTGGGACCATTATGATGGCCTTGTAGATGTGGGTGCGTTTGTACTTCATTCGTTTTCTGCTATGGGATCGCACACACAATCGACGGAGTTCATGGCTCCGCAAGCATGACACCACGGAGTGGGATCGGCGTCGCTTTGAAGGGCTTCGACGGACTGGAATGTCAGATCATCGACGGACTCTTCGAAAACGTCGAGAAGATCGGGAGGGAGGAATAGAATGGAACGGATTGTTCCATTGTCCTCGGCGATAGTGATTTGATAATAGCGTGTCATTCGATCCTCCTTTGGACGGTTGAATTCGAAGCGTCGCTGCTCTGCACGAGATTTGAATTCCCGTGTCATGATTGCATCTTCCTCCAAGCTTGACGGGCCTTGTCCTCTTTCCGCCACATCCGTACTTCCTTGCCGCAGAAGATGGTGTGGAGGCCGAGGCAGACAATTGCGACGACGAGAAGGATAACGCCAAGCCCCACGAGCGTGGCTAGTGTGGCGATGGCTGCGTCTAATTTATCCATCGATAAGATCCTTCAGATTGGTGGAGTAGGAATCCTTGTGGATTTTGAAGCGGCCGTCGAGCCATCCTTCGAGCAGGGCTTCGATTACCTCAGACCAAGAGCCAAACTCTGGCTTCTTGGTCAGTGGGTCAACGAGTGCCGCGTCGACTTGTTCGACAACGCTCTGTCGAAGGGACAGCTTTTTGTTGACGGGCCGATCGGTTTGTTTATGCCGAGGCATTGCTCCTCCGTTCTATTTCCGCATTGAGGTTTTTGATCTCACGGTCGAGGTCTTCGATCATGCCTAGGACCTGGCACTGGTTCTGCAGTGCATAGGCCACGAGCTTGACCATGACGACCTCGCCGAGATCTTGGATTTGCACTCGAGAAATCAAATGCTCGTAGGAGACTGTGACGTGATGCATCAGTTCCTTCGGAGTTTTGATTCCGTCGAGGACGTCTGAGACGGCCTGGGCCACGCCGACGTTCATTTCGAGCGTGGCCAGGTCGAGAGCTTCTAGCTCATTCTTCATCTGCTTCGCACTCAGCGGCGCGCCGAGACTTCTCGGCATCGTAGAGATCCTGGATTCGGTGGACTTCGGTCTTAATGCTCTGCAAGTTCATGCGGCCTTCGAGAAGATGAGACAGGATGTTGACGTTCATCATCATGCCCGGAGACTGTGCGTCGACCTTGGCAAATTGCACGAGTTCGTTGAAGCACTTGCGAGCAACGTTCAACAGTTCGTCGTCGTTCTCGACCTCAGTGACGATGATATCGTGAACAGCTTCGTGCATGACGCTGTTCAGGAAGAACGAGAGATGTCCCATTGACTTGAGGTCGAGCTCATCTTTCATGATGGTTTTGGCTCCGAAGGTCATGTCACTCTCCACAGTGAATGGTCAGGTTGTGCTTGGCGCGGGTGATAGCGACGTATAATAGGTTATTTTCTTGGATAAGGGAAGCCTCGGTTATGGCATAGCGGGAGGGAAGCTTTTCGCGATGGAGGATCGTGACGTTCTCTGCTTCGAGACCTTTGGCCTTGTGGATCGTGGAGATCACGGGGCCGGTGCGAGAGTTGCCGAAGCGCTCGAGCGCGTTGAGCATGTCGTCGAGGGATTCGGCTTCCTTCAAGAGGGATAGGACGCTTTCGTATTTGTCCGTGAGGTAGTGCTGTCGACCAAAGAACTCACTCTCCTCGGCCGATTTCATCTCGTTCTCGTACCACTTCGTCAATCGTTCTTCAAAGATTGTGAGGTCTCGAGTCTTGAAGGACTTGATGAAGCCTTTGAGCTGATCGACGAAATTGCTCAGGACCCTGACCGGCCGCCGTTCGATCAGAGCCCTCATGGCGAGGGAAAAGATTGGAGCGTTGTTGCGGCAGACAACGAGGTCGCCATCGCGCAGCGCGTGGATATTCACTGTGTCGGTGTACTCGATGGTGCCATTGGCTGCGCCTTCGCGGGCGACAATCTGCGGAACGATGGACTGTGCTAGCGCGACGATGCTGCGATCACAGCGATAGGTGATCGAGAGTGGATACTCGATCATGCCGAACTGATCCTTTAGCACTTCCATCGAATTGTGAAGCGCGCCGCGGAAGCCATAGATCGCCTGCCGTGTATCACCGACTCCGATGATTCGAGCACCTTTTTGTCTCAATCTATCAAGCATGAGATGCTGAATGGAGTTGAGATCTTGGGCCTCATCCACGAACACAGTGTCATACGTTGGGAAGGTCCAATCGTGAAACACCGGCATGAAGAGCTGATCGTCGAAATCGAAGTGGGTGAAATCGGAGATGACTTCTTGGAATACGAGGTGCGCTGTTTGGCACGCTTTGTTAAGAAATTCGTATGGAATGTCGAGTTCCATTCCATCAGCAAGGATCATGAAGTCCTTCTTCGACGCCGTGTTGTAGATGCCGAAGGCAGAGTTTTTGGCGAAGCCGACGAGGCGGCCGACTTGGGCACCGATCTGAGGATACTCCTCAGTGGAGAGCTTGGATCGGACGGCGTTGGCAGTCTTCCACGTTTCGAGTGGAATGCCGGGCAAGCGCTTCGTGAGGATGCTATGCCCGAGCCCGTTGAGCGTCTTGACTTCCGCCCCTCGGACCTTGGACCGAAGGTCATCTGCAATTGCCTTGTTGAAGGCAAGGAAGAGGGATTTGCCTTGGATGCGATTCATGCATTCGAGGATTGTTGAGGTCTTGCCCGAGCCCGCGACTGCTTCTATGAGCAGATTATCGGGCATAATCAGGGCAGAGAAAATGTCCTCCTGAAAGGGGCTCCAGGTTCTGGACGCGGGCCGGTCGATGAGATCATCGAGATTCATTTTCATCTCCCTTCTTGACATGGAGACGGATAGAGAGCATGTTGTTCTTGTACTCGTAGAGGTTCATCTCGATGAGATGGTCGTCCTTCTTCACTGCAGGGTAGCCGAAGAATGCTTCGAGATCCTTGTTGGTGACTTCGGTTCCCCATATGGCCATCTCAAGCGGCTCACGAGCATAGACAATGATGGAGTCGACCTCGCGCCAGTTCGGAATGCCAAGAAGCCTGGCACAGGCCTGAACTTGGCGGCTGTGATATTCGAGGTCGGTGCGAAGACAGTCATGAAGCGTTGGCATTTCTTTCTCCTTTGAGCCGCTTGTGAGGAGGGATTCGAGACGGACGAGGATCGCCGCCGATCAGACCAATGTATTCGATCTGACTAGCACAATCCAAAAGAATGGTTGAGTTGATGGGATCGACTTGACCGTTCTTGATGGCGATCATGTCGAGCTGGTGGCGAATGATCACGGCCGTTTCCATTAACGTCGCGCGATCAGCCTTTGTGACTCGCTTCGCCACTTTATTCTCCTTTGACCAGACGATATGCCGTGGGGATGATGTGAAGCTCGATCCTAATGGCATAGGGGTTCGTGCAGTCAACACAACGCGTATTGACATAATAGTCATTTTCCTCTTCGTCGATTTCGACGTTTGTGACATCGAGCTTGTCGCATTCCGGGCAAACGACTTCAACGGTTCGATAGGTCATGTTGCACTCCTATGATGGGGACTTCCCATCCAGGATGGCGCACCGCAATGCGCCATCGAAGATGGGTCAGCCGCCCTTGCGAGCAAGCAGCGGATCGCGCGGGGCGAGCCAGCGAAGCTCGTCCAGGTACTGCGGATACTCGCGCTTCGACGCTTTGATGAAGCGTTTGACGAGTTTGGTGCCCGGAGGATTGGACCAGCAACGGGCCGTTCGGGTGCGAAGTTTCATTCTTCTCTCCTAGTCTCGGTTTGATTCAGGATCGCACAAGGACTGAAAGGTGGACTTGAGGTCCATTTCAGTGGTTCGGAATTGGAGCAGATCGTCGATGTCGACGTTCCGCTTCTGCATATCGTGGAGGGTCTTTTCGACCTCTTGTTGGTTCGCAGTGGCATGGGCTTGCTTCCAGGCCATAAGGTGTGGGGATGCCGCGTCACCGTTTCCAGCTACGACGAAGGCTGGTTTTTGCTCCGGAAAGAGCGGAAGGCTTGGCCTGGAGCCGAAGCAAATTGGACAGCAGAAGATCTTCTTTCGTGTGATTTTGGTTTCTTGCGGCAGCTCGCTCAGGTCCATGTTGGGAACGACTGGAATGTAGACCTTGCCGAGGACTACGCGTGCGAAGCCCTGCCGACGATACAGAGTATGGCGGATGGTCGGCCCGTGCTCTTCGCACTCGTAGACGCGGCCGCAAGAGCAGACTTCTTCTCGCCAGAACAGGATGACTGCTTCGGGTTTGCCCAGTTCCTCGACGGGCTTGGGTGGAGGCTTGGGTAGGAACTCGTCGAGAGATCCTTTTTTGGGAAGGAACTCGGATAAGTCAATTTTGGCCATTCTCTGTCTCCCAGTCCATTTCTTGACCGACGATGGATTCACGGGTCAGTGTGATTTCGAAGTCCTTCGCGGGATAAACTGTGCGAAGTGCTCTGCAGATGTCCTTGGCATCTTGGAGGAATTGAACGGAATCTTCTGCGGTTCGGAAGATGTGTTTGGGTGGCACATGTCCTTTCCGCTTGCGAGCTACATTTATGCTGTAGTACATTTGTCCCCCTAGTGCACGCGGCCGGAAATCGCGCCGTCGTGGGTGATTTCGATAAAAGTATTGTCGCCGAAGAAGAACGTGGTGATGTTTTTCTCCCGGATTATGAGTGTTGCTTGGACCTCACAGGCCTCGATGATGAGCTGAGGCTCGAAGAGAGTGAGGATTGCGGTGGCGATGTTATTGCACTGTGGCATTTTATTTGGCCTCGACTCGGATGTCTTTGCGATTGCCGGCCTGCTTGGCTTCATCGTGCTTACGAAGCAGAGCCCGATTCACAAGGGAAGCTACTGCAACCTCATGCTTGAGCAGAGGGGAGTAGCCGTTCTTTTGGAGTCCGTCCAAGATCATTTGGATATGATCCAGGTGCGTACGGACATTGAGCAATTTGCGTTTTGCCATTCTGCACTCCTGTTCGACTTTGTTTGAAGCGGATTTCTCTGAAACACCTTCCATTATAAGGGCGGATTATGGACATGTCAAGGACGACGGGGGCTAGTCTTTCTTGTCTTCAAAGCCTGGAGGCGGCCCGATTGGTAGTCCGTATTTGTTGGATGTTGGATCTTGGGGCGGATTATCGGGTATAACCTGCTCTGCTTTCCTATCCGCTTTTGTAGTAATGCCGAGGATTCGAGCGGCATCCTCGTCGATTTTCTTTTGATCAAACTCTGGAATATTCTCGGTATTTGCGAGCTTGATGCGGCCGGACCGCTTATTGTGTGGCTTGCTCTCTTTGATGTCTTGTCGCTTTGGAAGCCAAGAGTCAAAGATACCTTCAGGCACCTGGCCTTCTGTTCTAATTGCCAGGTCTTGTGGAATATCCTTCGATGTAAAGATTAGAGTGCGTGGTGGAGCGATCTGCACCATGTATGAAGCGAGCCTGTTATAGGTATCCATCGCTGCTTCAGCTTTCTGATAATCTTTCTGCTTTTGAAGAAATTCGTAATAGCGTATCCATGACTGTCGGAAGTAATTGAAGTGCGAGCGGGCATATCCTGCTTGCATTGGCAGGTCCACTTCCATCCTCGCGGGCCGTTCCTCTATCAATCTCGCTGCGAGTTCATGGAAATATCGAGGATATGCTTGTGGGTATTTTGGTCCAGGCATTTGAGTCTCCACAGTTATCAAACCACATATGATAGCATCGCGCTGTGCATAGGTCAAGCGATCCGTGGCGAGGCGATGGACCTTAGATAAGCCCTAGTCGCGCCCACATAAGCCCACATGGTAGAATTTTATGCGGGGGGCGGACGGGAGGGTCGGGAAGGTATTGTTAAGAAAAAAAAAATAAAAAAATCCCCTTACCCCAACCGTCGGCAGGGCTCCGACTACGGGCTCCGGTTTGTCGAGTTTTCTGTTAATGTGGGCGTATGTGGGGTTTTATAGGGCTTTTGTGACCCGACGAATTAGCGTAGCTTGCGTCTTGACAAATAAGGGCGCAGCGCCTAGAATCAGGGGGCGTTAGGGCAATTCGCCCGACGATTGTTCATCAAAGCAAACTGGAGATTAAAATGCCTATTACCGAAAAGTCTGCCTTCCGCCTCGCCGTCGAACTCAAGCCCGAGGATGCGACGGTCAACGTGCAGGTCATCGAGCGCGAATCAGGCGATGTCGTGGAAACGGAGACGTTCAAGGCGAATGAACTTCCCGACAACATCAAGCCCACGGTTGCACTGTATGGGCTGAGCAAGCTGCTTCAGGATCGCTCCAGCGATACGGACAGCGGCCCCGAGAAGCTCGATGCCATGCGCGAAGTGTTCGCGATGTTCAAGTCCGGTCAGTACGAGCGTGAGCGTCGGGCCGGTGCGCCCGTGGTCAGTGCTGAGGTCGAGGCACTGGCTGAGCTGAAGGGAATCAGCGTTGCTCAGGCTCAGGCCGCGCTGCGCAAGTACACGAAGGAGCAGCGTGACAAGATCCTCGGCAACGAGAAGATCGTGGCCAAGGCCAAGGAGATCCGGGCTGCGCGCGAAACTTCGGACGTGAGCTTGGACGACCTCGCATAAGGGCATTCGCCCTGGTGCAAAGACGAGGGGGCTTCGGCCCCCTTTTCTTTTGCCCAAAATAAATTCGGCTCGGCTGTTGATTTTAATAAAATAATAATGCCAATAAAAAAGGGGTGAGGATTTCTCCCCACCCCTCGTGACCTTACAGGTCGGTCAAGTCGAGAGCTTCGCCTGACTCTCGGTCCGCCCGAATCCGGGCCGCGATCTTCTGGACCTTCTCATTCGCGAGGATTCCCTTGCGAGTCTCGGCGTCGTACTCTCGGAGAGCCTTCTGGATCGCCGCGACGCTGGTCCCTTTCATCTCGGCGAGCGCTTCGACTTCCGCGCTCACCGTCGGTCCGCCGCCCTGTCGCTCGAATTCCCAGTTTCCGGACTTCAGCAGGTTCCAGCCCTCGTCGAGCATTTCGAGCCTGTCGCGCCCTTCGGACTTGGCGCTCGCAGCGAAGTTTGCGAGCTTGGTCTTGCGGCCGAGCAGCAGGAACTGCTCGTCGAGTTCTTCGGGAATCTCCGCGAAGTCGAACTTGCGGACCACTTTGTCATTGTCGCTGAGGAACAGCACCGAGCCGGACCACTCATACGACATCGTCTTGCGCTCTGACTTTGCAGCCATTGCATTCTCCTAGTTTCAGCAGGTTTAAAGAGATCAAAGGCCGGCAGAACCGGCGGACATATAGTCTCATAAAGCCGCCTAAGAGTCAAATCGCCAATGAAATCAATGGGTTACAGCGCCCTAGATGAACCACCCTATCCCGGCCTCACCCCCCTGCCGGGGGCCGTCGCGCGTGGGTTTATTGCCACGTCCGAGACTGGCCCTATTATCCAAAATAACCTGCTCCGATTTCCCTTGGGACCTCCTTCCCATGATCTATTTGCCCTGTGGCTCACCGGGGTGTAAGTTATTGCCTACGTCGAGGACAAAAGCGGCAGAAGGAAGATGGCCGAGGTTCAAATCCACAACATCTCGCACAGGCACGAGCAGATTGCCGACTGGCTGCTTGCGAACGCAAGCGAAAAGAATCTGCAGAAGCTGTGCAATGTTATGAATATATCGAGGAGCTGGCTCTCCGTCGTCATGAAAAGTGACGTGTTTAGAGAGTATTGGGCAAAGCGGCGGGCCGCGTATGAAACGGAGATGCGAGACAAGCTTCTGCTCAAGCAATTGGACATCAGCCTGAAGGCTTTTGAAAAGCTCGAGGACATTCTCGCCGCAGACGACGTCGACGATAGGCTCGTCCTCGATATTGCAAACAAGACTGCTGCCGCCGTCGGATTCGCTCCCTCGCGGCAGCGACAAACAGTGACTGAAGAGCACACACAAGAAGTAACGCGGCCGGTCAACGCAGGTGTGTTGGCAGAGGCCCGCGAGATCTTCCGCAAAACGACCCGAACTACATATGCGCTCCCCGCACCAGAATCTGAATGATTTGATAGAAGTGGAGGCATACGACGGTGTGCCCACATTTGTCCAAGCTCATCGCGCACGCGGCCGCAAAGGGATGGGGCTGCGATACGAGCGGAAGGTTCATAATCATTTTGAGCAGCAGTTCGGAGCACTTTACGTTCCTTCTGTGTGGTTCGCCTATAGGCGTCTCTCCTCCCCTAAAATTATCAACTACGCACAGCCGGACGGTATTCTCTTCGATTTCGAAAAGGGTATCATTACAATTATCGAAGTCAAGTATAATCATACCGCTGACGCGTATTTCCAGCTTTATGACAAGTACCTTCCCCTCTTGGACAAATGGATACACGCCAAGGAGCGGGGCCTTTGGCGCTTTTCTGTCTGCGAAGTTGTCTATTGGTACGACAAGTTTGTCGAGTTTCCATGCAAGGTTGCACTCCGTGACGAGGTTACGAAGGTGAAGCCGGGCGAGTTTGGAGTGCACATATGGCGGCCGAACTAATCCGCAGCGAAGAGGCCGTGCTGCTTGGTGCCACGGACTCCATCTTCTTCTCCCACTATTTCTTTCCTGACGTATGTCGGCAAGAATCTCCTCCCATGCACAGGGACCTCTGGGAGCTGTTCGAGCACAATCGCTATTCGAATGCACAGATGTATCGAGGTTCTTCGAAGACCTCCATCGCGCGCATGTTCACTGCAAAGCGCATAGCCTACGGCTTCTCCCACACCCTGCTCTATATTGGAAAGAGCGAATCCCATGCCATACTCTCAGTCGAATGGCTCAAACAGCAGATTGAATATAATCATCTATTCGCTCGGACTTTTGGTCTTAGCCCTGGCGACAAGTGGACCGCGGGCGACATCGAAATCCTTCACGGGACCGACAAGTACCCGATCCGAGTTATGGCCTTGGGTTCCTCGGGATCGATCCGCGGCGTTAATGTCAAAGGCCATCGTCCCGACACCATCGTCGTCGACGACCCCTGCGACGAAGAGAACACGGCCACTCCTGAACAAAGACAAAAGCTGGCAGAGCTTTTCTTCGGCGGCATCAAAGAGTCTCTCGTTCCAGCGAGTGAAGACCCCACTGCATGCCTGGCTCTGCTGCAAACGCCGCTCGCAGTAGATGACCTGACGGATCTGTGCTACAAGAGCGAAGAGTTCAAAAGCTTGCGCTATGGCATTTTGGATAATGAGAGCGAGGAGTTGGCCAATCCGACGTGGCCGCAACGCTGGACGAAGGAAGAGATTCTCAAAGAAAAGCACTCAGCCATCCAACGCAATCAGCTTTCGATCTGGATGCGAGAGAAGATGTGCACGATGTCAGCCCGAGAAACTTGCGAGTTTCGGGCTGAGTGGCTGAAGTATTGGGAAGTGTTACCGCCGAATCCAATCATCATCGGTGCCATTGACCCGGCTCCCGTCCTCAGTGACGCGGCGCGTATGAAGAATGCGCAGACGGACCTTCAGGCTATCATGGTTTGTGCCTACTGGCGTGGGAACAAATATGTCCTTGAATACGAAACGGCCCGTGATCAAGACCCAGATGCAGTTGCGAAGGCTATCGAGCGTCTGGGACGCAAATATCAGGTACGCCGCTGGGGAGTTGAAGGCGTGGCTTATCAACGCACGCTTAAGTGGTTCCTCGAGAGAGAAATGCAAGCGGGCCGTATGAAGCACGTGCGAATCGTTGAGCTTGGAACAAAGGGACAGGGCATACCCAAGGGTAAGACGGAACGCATTATCCAGGCCCATTCCGGCCGCGCCAGTTCAGGATGTCTGTTCGTCCACAAGGACCACTATCAGTTTATCGAAGATTTCACGAACTTCCCGAACATCAAGTATAAGGACTTACTTGATGTGTCGGCCATGTGTGACATGACTTTGTCACCACGCGCCGAACAAGGCGCAGACTATCTAACACAGGATGATGATGACACTCCCGCCTTGGAGTGGAAGAGGGCCGCGCCGTGAAGGACACCCTTTTGAAGATTGTGTGGTTTCTCCTCGATCGCCTTAAGGAGCCCAGCACTCTTTCTGGCATCATTAAAATCGTTTCTGCTGGAGGCTGGCACGCACTGGATCATACGTCCCGTGGCGAGCTGTGGATGCAAGGGGGTCTCATTGTCCTCGGTTTGATTGAGATCCTTCTGCCGCAAAGGGTTCAGTATAAGATAGGGGCCCCCCAATGAACATGACAGGTATCTTTGCTGTGGTCGTGTTGGTATTTCTGTTCGGCGCTTACGCGGGTGGTAGAGCCGACGGCCGCCGCCTGGAACGTGCTGAGCATCAGAAGATTACTAACGCAATCGAGGATTCGGCCCGTCTCATGCGTGAAACGGCCGCTTTGGAGATTGCAAAGATTGAGGTGAAGAATGTCTACACTACGCAACGGCTCGAAAAAGAGATTGTCGAGAAGCCTGTCTATACTGAGTGTGGGCATTCTGATGCTGCTTTCAGCGTGCTCACTGATGCCTTCATCGCCCCCGAAGACCGACAGCACGATGCTCTTGATGTCGTGCCCGAAGCTGACACCGCCCAGTGATGCGAGCTTTGGAGCAACGACACTGACGTTGAAGCGAGTGGTCGATCAGTATTACAAATGCCGGATCGCCGCTCTTGCTACTATTGACACGTCCAAAGCCGAGAAGCAGGATAGGTAAATGTTACAGGAATCGCTGTTAATACTTCCTAGAAAGATGTGTGGAGCTTGTGGCTCCGATCGGATCTGGGTAGATATCAAGGGCGTAAAGCATTGTATGAATTGCGAGCCGCCGCAGGTGGTCGTGAAGAGGTGGAAAGATGAAAAGCGAGCAAGAGTTGCGCAGCGTCGAGAAGAAGATCTCGAAGTCCAGCGCGCCATCGAAGACGAGGCCCGTGACGGAGCCCATGTTCCAAAGCACTGGAGCTAAGGCGTTCGTCGATCGGCCGTGCCTGCCCGAGCGTAAGGGCAAGGAGACGTACTGATGAAACGCTTCGGAGTCATACTTCTTCTCCTGTCGTCAGCGGCATGGGCAGACACCGCTGCACTGACGTGGGCACAGCCGACTGCCCGCGAAGATGGCAGCGCTTTGCCGCTGACTGAGATTCAGGGATATCGGCTGGTGTGGACGCTTCGTGGCGTTGCGCAGCCGGCTAAGATGATTCCTGTTGGCACAGCGTACACCCTCGACACGGGAACTGTCAGCGGTAAGGTCTGTGTGACGCTTTACACGGTCGATACCGATGGCCTCGAGTCTGATCCAAGCGTGACGGTCTGCCGAAACGCACGACCGAATCGGCCTGTGTTGCTGACGGTGAAGTGATGAAAGAACTTCGCGAGAGAATGCGCTTCGGCAGCAAACTGCATCAGTTTGTTCTCGATGCCGTGGTACGGCGAAAGCGCTTCTCTGAAGAAAAGATGCGGGAGAGGCATACCAAGTGGAGGCAGAATGACGAAGCCTTCCTTGCGTACATGCCGGAGAAAGACGCGGACGCCAAGCGTAGAACAAAGCGCGAAGGAGGTGATCCGCAATTCACGACGATTTATGTCCCGTATGACTATGCGGTGTTGATGTCGGCGCATACGTATTGGACAAGCGTCTTTCTCTCCCGGTCCCCGATCTTTCAGTATGGCGCGTATTCTGAGAATCCGCAGAGCGCCAGCATTGCTGTCGAGTCGCTAATCGACTATCAGGTGAATCGCGGCCGCATACTCCCGCCATTGTACATTTGGCTACTTGACGTCGGCAAGTATGGGCTTGGAATCGTCTGCACATATTGGGCAGATGAAAAGGTGGTGGTGAATCGGGAGGTAGAGGTTCCAGATACCTTCATGGATGTGGACCTCGGTACGACGCACAGAGAAATGCGCCGTATCGCTATTCCGGGCTACAAGGGGAATCGGGTGTTCAATGTCCGCCCCTATGACTTTTTGCCCGATCCACGAGTGACCATTCTCAATTTCCAAGACGGGGAGTTTTGCGGCCGCCTCTGCCAGACGGGATGGAATGAGATCCTGAAGCGCGCGAGCTCAGGTGCGTACTTTAACCTTGATGCGCTTCGCGTCGCACGCTATTCTCGCGAGTCACAGCGAGTATGGCCCAGCTCCCAGGTGTCGAAGCCGTTCGGCCCTGAGGATACCACATGGCTCGAGACCATGGACATGCAGAATGTCGAACTTCTCGAAATGGTTATTGAGTTAATCCCGAGAGACTGGGGATTGGACGAATCGAACTTTCCTGAGAAATGGGCATTTGTTGTCGCCAATGAAAGCGTCGTAGTCCAAGCGCAGCCTCTCGGGCTCTATCATAACAAGTTCCCTTATGAGATCTTGGAACTTGAGCCAGACGGCTATGCGATGTTCAAACGAGGAATGTTTGACATCGTCAAGCCAATGAATGACATCATGACTTGGCTGGTCAATACGCACTTCTACAACACGAGGAAGTCGCTCAACGACATGTTCGTTGTTGATCCAAGCCGTGTTGTGATGAAGGATGTGCTGAGTCCAGAGCCGGGCAAGATCATCCGGCTCAAAGAAGAAATGTATGGACAGGATGTTCGTACGGCCATAACGCAGTTCCCGACCAGTAACGTGACTCAGGCCCACATGGCCGATAGTCAGTTGGTCGCTTCGATGATCCAGAGGGTCAGCGGTGTCAATGATTCCATCATGGGAATGCTGCAGTCAGGCGGCCGAAAGACTGCGACGGAAGTGCGAACATCTTCGTCCTTTGGTATTAACAGGCTTAAGACGAATGCAGAGTATTTCTCTGCGACTGGCTTTAGCGGTCTGTCGCAGTTGCTTTTGCAGCAGACCCAACAGTTGATGGATGTGGCGATGAAGGTGCGTATCGCAGGGGATTCATGGAAGGCTCCCGGTGCGGCGCAGGCATTGAACGTGACGCCGCAGGACATTCAAGGACAGTATGACTTCATTCCTGTCGACGGCACGCTGCCGATCGATAGATTCGCACAGGTGAACATGTGGACACAGCTGCTCCAGCAGATGGCGCAGGTGCCGCAGGTGATTCAGCAGTACGATCTCGGCCAGATTTTTGGATGGGTTGCACAGCTCGGGGGCTTGAAGAATATCAACAACTTCAAGATTCAGATCATGCAGCCCGGCGCGATGCCAGGTAGCAACGTAATTCCTATCGGAGGTCAAGGTGGAGCAGGAGCTAAAGGAAGAAATGCGGGCGGCCCGGGAGCGTCTGGAGGAACTCCAGTCCCTCCTCAAATTCCAGCCATGGGCCCGAGTGGTTGAGATTATCCAAGGACAGATACAGGTGAGGCTGAATGAAGTTGGGCAGAATCCGATCCTCGCATTGGAGGACGTATTCAGCCGAAACTACAAACTTGGCCTCGCACATGGCTTAGCACTCGCTATACGGTTGCCGAACGACATGTATAACGAGATCCACAGAGTCTATACGGAAAAACTTGAGGAGATTAGAGATGCCAACGCCCAATAGAGTGAATGCGAATAACAATGTGATTCCGTCACATCCGGCGATTGCCGCACAGACTCTTGGGGAGGCCGCGCCACCGAGCGCGCCCGAGCCGGCCGCTGCGCCTGCTCCCAGAAATGAACCGCAGCAAGGGCTATACGATGCCTTTGATGCAGATGAAGTTTTTGACTCGTCCCCGTCGACGAGTCAGCCTGTGGCGCCTGTTGCACCAAGTGTAGCTCCGCCCGCTCCGCCGCCTTCGGTACCGGACTTACCTCCGAGTGTCGAAGACCTGTTGAGTGGGCCGGGGGTTCCGACCCCCGTGCAGACAGCCCCGGAACCGGTAGCTCCGGTTCCTCAGCAGCCGGAGTTTCAGCCTCCGGTTGCGCCGCCACAGACCGCAGCGCCCGTTGATATGGCTCAGCTGCAAACTCAGGCCATGAACTATCTCATGGCGAACGAGTACAGGCTGAGCGATGAAGATCGAACCCAACTAATTTCAGCACCAGACGAGGTGTTGCCGAAATTGGCAGCGCGGATGCATGTGGGGATTGCCACGCAGCTTGCTTCGCAGGTTGCACAGGCCATTCCTCAGATGATCCAGCAGCATCTGGAAACTCACGTGAGGGCACAGAAAGCTGAAATGGAATTCTTCTCGAGATTTCCAAAGCTGAACCGGGATGAGTGGAAGCCGACTATCGCAGAGTCTCTGCAGATGGTTCGCCAGATGAAGCCCCAGGCGACGCGGGAAGAGATCATGAGAGAAGGTGCGGCTTTGGCTGCATTCCGTATTCAGTCTCAGTATGGTAATCGTGGAGTGCCGCGGCCGCCTCAGCCGCCACTTCAGCACCAGCCCTTCACGCCGATGCCTGCTGGTGGAGGCTTTGCGCCGCCGGCCAACCCCTCGGATGCGAATCCGTGGGCGCAACTGGCTCAAGAAGATTGGAGCGGATTTTAATTCAGGTGAAATATGGCTGCTGTAGCTGGACTTCGTGGAACTGGTGATTGGGGCACGGACGAGCGACCGAAGTCGTTCCGTGAGATGATTCTGTGGCGTAACCCGAACGGCACCGCGCCGATGTATGCCCTCATGGGCAAGATGGCGGACGAGCCGGTCGACGACCCGGAGTTTGCATGGTGGGATGAGCCGAACGATCTCATCCGTCTGCAGCTCAACGACGGTACGGGCATGGTTGCTGGCGATACGGCGTTCGTCGTGGACTCGGGCGACCCGTCTGCGACGACTGACGTGCCGTGGGGCAATGCAACGCATCTGAAGCCGGGCGACCTGCTGATGGTGGAAAAGACGGAATCCGCTGCCATTGATAATGAAATTATCATGGTGACGGCCGTTTCGTCTGCAACTGCGTTCACTGCGACGCGTGGCGTGGCGGGAACGACTGCGGGTTCTATCGCAGATGATGCGTGGCTGTTGAAGATTGGGTCGGCATACGAGGAAGGTTCGGCCGCGCCGAGCGCTACTTCTCGCAATCCGATCAAATACTCCAACTACTGCCAGATCTTCAAGTCGGCATACGAGGTGACTCGTACGGCGAAGAAGACCAAGACTCGCACGGGCGATCTGCTGGCAAATGAAAAGAAGCGGAAGATCTTCGATCACTCGCGTGACATCGAACTTCAGCTGATGTTCGGCCAGAAGCACGAAACGACTGGCTCGAACGGCAAGCCGCTTCGCTTCTTCGGCGGCCTGCGCGACTTCATCCCCTCGGCGAATACGACCATCTTTGATGGTACGACGAGCTGGGATGATTATCTGGCGGCTTCGTACTCCGTGTTCAACTGGGACACGCCGGCTGGAGATGAGCGTATCGTCTTCTGCGGCAACGTGTACCTGAACACGCTGAACAAGCTGTGCAAGGCGCAGGGCCAGGTGAACTTCGGTACGACGGTGAAGGTCTACGGAATGGAGTTGACGAAGGTCGTGTTCCCGCAGGGCACGTTCTTCTACAAGACCCATCCGCTGATGAGCCGCCACACTTCGAAGTACTCCGCTTCGGCGTTCATCATCGATCCTTCGCAGATTCGGTGGCGTTATATCACGGATACGATGTTCGAAGACAACATCCAGACTCCGGGACAGGACGCACAGAAGGGTCAGTGGTTGACGGAAGGTGGGCCTGAGTTCCGCGGCGGCAGCCTGACGATGGGCTACCACGGGAACTTCACGGGTACTGCATAAGGTTTGAGGGCGAGGGCGAAATTAGGGGCGGGTTATCACAAATAATCCGCCCCTCTTTTAGACAAGGACCTTCACTTATGCTGAATGAAACGATAAACCCTGTGGCGCTGGCACAAGCATTTGGAGTCTGGGCGGCCGTAGTCGGCATGATCGGCATCGCGATCGTGTGGGAACTATCGAGATTGCGACGAGAAGTGCGAGAGTTGCTGAATAGATTGAACAGTCACATGGTTGTTATGGAACATCGAGTGACTGCAGTTGAAACGCATCTGCAGTATCGAGATGGCTTTACGCCGCGGAGGGTATCAGATCATGGCGCTGCCCAGGGGAATTAGAAACAACAATCCCGGGAATATCGAGCGGAATTCCATCCGATGGAAAGGAATGTCCGTTAATCAGCTCGACCCTCGGTTCATTACTTTTGTTCGACCTGAGTGGGGAATTAGGGCAATCGCACGGATTTTGCTCGGCGATTGGCGGGAAGGCCAAAACACGATAGCTTCGTTGATTGAGGAATGGGCACCACCACATGAAAACGATACTAAGTCGTATATCAAGGCGGCCGCGAAAGCGTGTCAAGCGGATCCCTACCGGCCTTGCAACGTGCCCAAACTACTCTTGCCGCTTATCGTTGCGATCATTAAGCACGAAAACGGAATTCAACCTTACCCAAGACACGTGGTCCAGCTTGGAATCGACTTGGAAAGGAGCGCCTAGTTGACCTGTGGGTTAGCGGAGTCTACCTTATAATCTGTCTCTGGATGGGGTTGCGATAGAGTAATGGCTACAATCGACGAGCTGGTTGCGAGGATCAAAACTCGCGTTTCAAGGCATCAAGATTCAAGTCTTGATGCAAAGATTGTGGTTGAACTCGCGGCCGCTCAGGAGAGTTTGGAAGAGGGAGTGACGCTGCCGTGGTTTCTGCTGTGGCAGGACCAGCAAGAAGTTACTGGTATTCATGAGTCTTTTTCCTTGACAGCTTATACTGGATTTATCCGTATCGCTGATGACGAGTTTGGTCTTCGTGTCGTAGACCTCACGCGTACGGATGAGCAGTATGTGAAGTTGGTAAGGCAAGATACTTACGATAAGCTGGTAAGGCTTTCCCCTGGCGTGGCTGACGAAGTTACGTTGCCCGAAGCATACTATGTGCACGGCAGCGTAGCTCACATTCGCAAGAAGCAGATCGTGCCGAGAACCTATCGACTTTCTTACTATAAGAAAGATCCGACGATTCCGGCCGCCGGTGCTACGACACTTTGGTCTCACTATGTCGGTACGTTGTTGCTGGCAACGGCTGGGATCGAAGTCGCACGGCATCTGCGAGACAAGGAAAATGTGAACTATTTCGAAAGCCTCAAGGCCCGAAAGTACGGAGAGATGGTCAAGCGGAACCAAGCTTCTCAGGACGCGGATCAGAACTACGTAATGGACGAATGAAATGCCATTAGAATCTGCAACATATATTGATGGGTTGAATCCGAGTAATCCGGCCGGAACGGACCTCGTTTCAGCCGGTGACGATCACATCCGACTTTTAAAGTCTGCCATCAAGGCGACTTTTCCGAATCTCGCGGCTGCTGTCACAGTTACGGCCGCCGAGATGAATATGCTTGCAGGGGTGAGTTCGAATATTCAAAGCCAACTCGCCGGCAAGTCGAATGTTGGGCACTCTCACGCCGAGACCGATATCTCCGATGGTGCGGTCTTTGCGAGATTAAGTGCGAATGAAACGATTGCTGGAATCTGGGACTTTACCTCGCGGCCGACTATCAATGGAATTGGTGTACTGGATGCGACATCGCTCGTACCTGAAACTCAGGTTCTCGATGCGAACATCCTCGCCCGGCTGGGATCGAATGAAACGATCACAGGTTCGTGGAACTTCACTACTCCCCCGCTGGCCGCAGGTCTGGGCATCCTTCGCTGGGGCACGGCCGGTATGACGTCCGGCCGCGTCTTCCTTGTGGATGTAGTCCCACCGGATACCGGCACACCTGGTGACATTTACCTTGTCTACTAATGGCCGAAAATATTATAATTCGGACTGGGACGAGTACTGTCATGCGTATTGAACAGATACACGTCAATAACTCCATTGGAACGAGGAAGAAGATCCTTGGGATTTATGCGTATAATGAGAATGGAGAGCGGCAGCACGTTTTTCCCGGCTTCCGTGAAGTTACCTATACGCATGCGACGAGCACAAACACTGCGTTCGCGCGGCCGAAGAAGCAGTTTAAGACGACTGGAATGGCGACGAGTACGAATACGGCCTTCGCACGAACGCTGACGCAACTTTTGGGTGTGAATTATCCCAATAGCGTGAACTCAACTGGAAGCGGTTTTGCTGTCAGCGGCCCGACTTCCAACACGCAGGTCGGTGCTCCGACCATCGTGGGTGGAAGTGGTTCGTATAACTACCTCTGGGAGTATGTGAGCGGTGATACTACGATTGGCATCACCAGCACGTCAGTCCAGCGTCCTTCGTTTGGTTGTCCGTCGGTTAATCAGAACAATCCTAGATCTGCCGTCTGGCGTGTTACTGTGACGGATACTGTGAGCGGGGAAGTGGCGCAAGATACCGTGACCATTAACTGCACCTGGACGAACCTAAGCTAATGGCTATCGTACCAGTCGATAAATGCGGCGAGGCCGGCCTGATTTTGGATATCCATCCTCAGGAGCTGGTTCCGAACGCGTGGTCACAGGTGAAGAATTTCGTTTTCCGCGAAGGATTTGCCGAGCGCGCGTACGGGCACGTTGCAGTGAACGGCACGCCGCTCGTAGAGCCCTGGCATTTGGCCAATTTCCTATCGGTAAATGGAAACGCGTGGGTCTACGCGGGGCTGCAAAAGATTTATGGCATCGACGCCGACCTGATTCACTCGAATATCACGCGGCAAAGCGCTGGCGTGGATGTGGATTATTCGGGTGATCCAAATTCGAAGTGGAATTCGACGATGCTTTCGGGCATTGTCATTCTGAACAATGGCTTCGATTTGCCGCAATTCTGGCCGGGCACGGGCAAGTGCGCGGATTTGACAAATTGGCCCACAAATGTGCGCTGTAAGGTGATGCGGGCGTTCCGCAATTATCTCATCGCACTGAACGTTACGAAAGATGGGAACAATTATCCGCATTTAGTGAAGTGGTCCCACGTTGCAGATCCTGGCACCTTGCCGAGTTCGTGGGACGTGACGGATACCACAAAGGATGCGGGCGAATATGACCTGGCGGATGACCAGACGGAGCTGATGGATGGACTGGCGTTAGGGGAGCAGTTTATCGCCTATAAACGGAGCGGATATTACGCTGTCTCCTTCATTGGCAGCCCCTTCATCTTCCGCTTCCAAAAGATCTCCGGCCTTTACGGCGGAGCGCTTGGCACGAATTGCGTGACGGAGTTCCCAGGTGGACACTTTGTTCTGGGTCGAGGCGACGTATACGTCCATCAAGCTACAGCCCCTGAATCCGTCATCGATGCACGGAATCGAAAGTGGCTATTTCGGCAGCTTGACTCGGATTTCCAGAGCCGAGCCTTTACCATGCCTTCACCAGCTGCCAACGAGCTGTGGATTTGCTTTCCCCAGGTCAACGATGAGACCTGCACGCTGGCTCTGGTTTGGAACTGGAAGTACAATACTTGGGGAGTGAGAGAGCTTCCCGGCGTTGTGCACGGCTGCGCAGGATCTGTGAACTATTCTCAGCCCAACACTTGGGAAACTTTGCAGAAGGGCTGGCAGGCCGGCGCGGTGACTTGGAATCAGAACATCTCTACGTTGCCGTCGACGAATACGGTGCTGGCAAGTCCGACGAACGTTAAGACCTACGCAATTGAATTGACCTCGGCCTTCGATGGATCTCCATACGAAGCCTATGTTTCTCGGGATCACATTCGATTCGAGCGTCCTAACACCGTGAAGATGTTGAAGGAAGTTCGGCCGATCATCGAGGGGCCGCGAGGTTCTACAATCCAGGTCTACCTAACGGCATCGTACGATCAGATGACCGATCCAACAGTCTATGGTCCGTATCCCTTTGTGATTGGGATTGACCAAAAGATTGATTGTGACGTGGTTGGTCGCATGCTTGGCGTCAAGTTCTCCTCGACTGAGGAGTTTGCTTGGCGAGTCAAGCGATACGATCTTGAAATTGAAGAAATAGGACTGTACTAATGAAGTATTTTCCCAGTGCAGTGCCGATGACCTATGATCCGTATTGGTTTGCCGCGGAGCTTCGGAAGGTTGCAGAAACGTTTGAGCAGGGGGGCGATAGCCTTCGCCTTGCTACGTCGTATGCGGCTCCGCCGAAGTCCGTGGAAGGAGAGGTGAGAATTGCTGATGGCGTGACGTGGAATCCCGGCCGCGGCGCTGGTACATACATCTACCGTGGTGGAATGTGGCAGCTTGTCGAAGCGGGGTTTCATGAGAACTCTCGGGCCATGAAGTTCTTCTTGGGGGAATAAGTGGCAAGCCTGCTGGGAATTTTGGGACAGGCCTCACCGAATGGCGGCGTCGTTGCCAGTCTCTATATTGCACCAAGCAATAAGCACGCTACTGTGCGACTTGTAGTGTGCAACAGGGATCAAGTAGACTTATTTACTGTAGCGATCTCTCCGAACGGCGCGGCACTTGAATCTAAGCATTATCTTGTAAAGGATATGCCTATTGCAGCAAACGACTCGTTGTCCTCTTCCGCTTTCACGATACAGGAAGGGGATGTGGTTCGAGTCGCATCGTCGAACGGGAACGTCTCTTTTACTTTGACAGGAATTGAAGAGGACAGCTAAGATGGCAAACATCGTATTCAACATCGCAAAGGGTCGTGTGGTCGAGTACTACAATCGAGTCAAATCGAACGATCCCGCGAACAGTGCTCTGATTCTGGTGCCGATCGAAACGAGCGGCCTCGAAGCAGATGCAACCCTGATTGACAAGGATTCGCTCGCGGACGTGCTTGCAGGTACGACGAACGAGCAGACCACGATGGGCCGCAAGACCCTGACGGATGCGGACCTGGCGGCTCTGCCGGCACCAGACGACGGCAACGATCGGTATGACGTGAGTCTGCCGACGGTAACGTGGTCGGCCGCGACGGGCAACGCGATTTCCAAGATCGCAGTATGCTACGATTCGGATACGACTGGCGGTGCAGACTCTGCAATCATCCCGCTGACGTTGTTTGATGCGGTGGTGACCCCAGACGGCTCCGACATCCAACTGACTGGTGGCGTATTTTTTCGCGGCTCCTAATACACCCGTAATCAATCTGCCTCCGGCGTGGGCCGTCGACACGCCAACCACCCTGAACTTCCCTTCGGGTGGCGGAACGTATGACTTCGGCGTTAAGGCTAGTGATCCTCATCCCTGGGATACGATCACGTTTAGCCTTGTCGGCACGCCACCTCTCGGCTACAGCATAAATGGCACTACGGGACTTCTAACCGTAGTAAACGGCAGTCCCTCGGGGTCGATCTCTGTTCGAGTGACAGACTCCGAAGGACTCTTTGCTACGCACGTATGTTCTGTAACGGTGGCATCAAGTGTACCGTCCGGAGCCGTTGGCTTTATTCCGGATGGGACATTTACTGTTTCCGGCGTGTTACAGGACCAAGAAATTGTACAAATCTTTGGCACGGGTTTTGGTACCAAGTTAGGCGACGGCAAGCCTCAGTTCTATTTTCCCATGAACGGGAGCTACAACCCCGATCCAACTTATTCCCGCGGGACGAGCGTGTTCCTCGGTGACAATGGGTTCCAGGATCTACAGACTTTCAGCACCGAAGAAGTTTCCCCCTCCGGGGGAACCGGGGTTATGCGTTCCGCCAAGCACGATTCACATGGTTCGTGGGGAGTTAATCTTCCGATCGGCACGGTGTTTCGCTATGTTTTCACACATAGACGTTACAACTGGCCGGTGCTGACGGATGCGATTGCAAGCAACCTGAAATCGTTTCGATTGTGGACTGCTACTGGCAGCCCAGCGCCGCCTAATGGTAGCATCTATTTCAACCTGCAATATCAGGCAGGTGGACAAGCAGGCTTCGTGGCTCATGTTCACGTCGAGCATATTCCTAATGAAGGAGATCCCACCCAAGCGGGAATGACCGACCTTGCTGGTATTGTTGCGACGCTTGGGCAGAACTGGCACCGATTCGAATATGAGTTCACTCCCTCGTCGGCTTTGAACGTGGCGGATGGCGTTATCATCCCGTGGCTGAACGGCGCGCGGCCGACCAGCGCTGGCGGTTCTGGTTGGAAGCCTCTGAATGGTGTCAGTGGATATATTACCAGCACTACGAGCTTCTACGAAACTATTTGGCGTCAGGTGCGCTTCGATCAAATCAGCAATAATCTAGAGCCTGTTGGATCAGCCGCGCTCTATGGTCCCACGCTTATTGATGATTCACTCTGCCGTGTGATTGTGAGCGATGAAGTTACGTGGAATACTGGCAATAGTGTAACGCCGTTTCGTGACTTCTGCGTTCCAATTGAATGGGATAACACTCATATCAAATTCTTGCTGAGAAAGGGGCTGCATTCCACTCTCGAAGGCAAATATTTGTACTTCGTGAATTCAAGTGGAGTTGCAACTCGAGTTGGTCGATTCAAGAGCTTCGCGGATCAAGTAGGAACCACGGTAACTTGGAGCGGGACGTTAACACATCAAACTGAGTTGGTTATCTCTGGAACTAACTTTGGCGTTGGACCATCTCATTGGTGGTACGACAACATTGATAACATTTCGGGGTACGCTGGATATGCAAATGGTGCGAATGTTCCGCGAGGCGTGGCTTATGTCGACGTGGGAGGCGAGAGCACCGCTCCCGGCAGCCCTACGTCGATGCTGTTCTCGACCGTTAATCCGCGCACGGCGTACTCGACGCGACATTATCGGCTAGGCACTGTCATCGGCGGAGCGTACACCGATGGCGCTCTCGACGGCATTATTGCCATGGGTGGACAAAATCCGGGGCCGGAATACAGCCGGATGTTTGCACGTATTTTTGTGCGTTGCAGTCAGAAACCTCCGTATGAAGAAATTAAGTGGTTCCGCTTCTGGGCACCGGACGATCAACACCGCATTACGTCGATTGTCTGCAACGGCATGGGATACAATCTAGATCCTGCGCACACGGCCGGTCGAAAGTTCGGCGGTCATCAGCCAGATTCAAACGTTTGGACGGTGATCGAGACTTGGGTGGATTGCCCCGAAGGCAGCAACGCTGGACACATCAAACCAATGATGGCGAACAGCGTGCGCTCCACTGCATCGGCCGGCTCGAACGAAGTGTTCAATGCCTGGCGGGATGTGACGGGGCGCGGTATTCGTATGGCCGTGATTGGCTATGACACGGGTAGCACGCCGGCACCGCCGCTGCTGCCAATCGTTGAGATTGGTGAGATCTATACTGCCACATCCCTGGCACGTATTATGATCACCGACAATGCAGTCTGGAACAGCGTGACGAACGGACAGGAAGTTTGCATTCCCGTTAGCTGGACTGGTACTCAGATTCGTGTCAAAGCCAACTTCGGCCAGTGGAGCAACTTAAGCGGAAAGCACCTTCATCTTATCAAAGATGATGGTACTACGCAGTATCTTGGGAGATTCACGTAATGGCAATTTCCTTTAGCACCGTAGCCGGAACTGGCTATCGAACTGCTGTAGCTAGTAACGCAGGTGGAGGTCTCTCCTTAACAGTTCCTACAGATTGGGATGTTGACGGCAACTTTTTGCTTTGTGGACTAGCAGCTAGAAACGCCTTTCTTGCTACTGAAGACTTGACGATGTCTGATGCGTCTGGCTCAGCGACGCAGCTAGCGTGGTCTGGAGATACGCAAAACCCTCGTGGGCGCATGGCTTACGCTTGGCAGGATAACACGCCAAGCGACGGAACTATGCTCTTGAGCTATGCAAGCGCAACGACGGCAACTCAAAAGACCGGCATTATTATGGCCATGAGTGGCGTGGATATTTCTACGCCAGTCGTCGATGCTGTTGCTGCTGAAGGTTCTGGGACTACCATCACCTTTCCAGATGCAGATTCTGCTTCGGCTGGAGACTTAATTTTTCGTGTCGCCTTTTGGGAAGGTACTGGAAACAACACACCGAACATCAGTAGTCTTTCTAACCAGTTTGTCGCAACTCTTCCCACCTCTGATTTTACAACGGGCGTAGCAGCAGCAGTTTCTACCTCATCTGGTGGTACTCCTGGAACTGCTACGGCTACCTTATCAGTGACCTCGGGATGGTTGGCCTTCACAGTTATTGTCAAAGCGGCCGCGGCGGGAGGAGCTTCCCCTAAGGACCGCTCTGGCGGCTTCTTCGATCTTTCAGGAAACATGAGAGGATAACATGCTTCTTTCAGTTAAACACAGTCAGACCAGCATGATCCTCCGGGTCAAATTGCTGGACAAGTCTCAGACGGATGGACGAGGCATCACCGGCCTCACCAACACAAGCACAGGCTTGAGTATCGCCGCTGTTGCAGATAACGAAGACACTGGATCGGTATATACGACAGGCTCTTCGAACGTGGAAGGTATTACTACTCTGGGTACTTGGGCAGATCCGACGAGCGGCAAGTGCCGTTTCAAGGAAGTTAGCTCAACGAACCACAAGGGTGTGTACGAACTTCAGTTTGCGAACGCACGTTTTAGTGTTGCTGGTGCAAGATCCTTGCTCGTGTCAATTCAGGGTACGGCCGCGACTGATACCGCAAACTTGATGGAGACAAATTTCGTTGTTCAGCTCGATGATTTAAACGAAGTGGCTGACGCGATCTTCAAGCGGGATTGGAGCGCAATCACGGGTGAAGCTGCACGGTCTGCGTTGAACGCGCTGCGATTCCTGCGGAACAAGTGGAGCATCGCGGCCGGCACGTTGACGGTGACGAAGGAAGATGACAGCACCACAGCGTGGACGGCGGCGGTTACTACGAATGCGGCGGCAGATCCTGTAACGGCCAGCGACCCGGCATAAAACG